TTGAAACTGAAGAAGATTACGCTACTTTTATTAAAGAAGCTGTAGAAGCTGTTAAACCAGAAGTTGGAACAGTTACAATTAATGATGAAACTATCGAAGTTCACATCACTGACCTATTAAAGCAATAAATGATTTACGAGATATTAATTATGTTAGGATTAACCATCCTTCAAAATGCAAGTTTTACTTTAGTAAGTAGAGCAAGAAATAGTAATAGTATTCTATATCATACAATAGCCTCAGTGCTATCTAATGGTATTTGGTTACTTGTAATTAGACAAGTTGTTACAAACTTTGATAATTGGATTTTAATGGTTACCTATTTAGTAGGAGCTGTAATTGGAAGTATTAGTATGCATTATGTTGCTATGAAATACTTTGAAAAGCCTAAAATTAAAAAATAATGAAAATAAAGTTATGGTTATCAGCTTGGGATTGTGGAGATGGTTCTAATACAATTGAATTAAATAACACTAAAGAAGAAGCGTTAAAATCATTAAATTTAGAATCAGAAGATGAAATTGATAATTATTATGATGATGGAATGATTGAAGAAGTTGAATTAGAAATTGATGAAACTGGTAAATTATTAAAATCATTTCACATAAATATTGAATAATTATTAAACGTAAAAAAGCCCTAACCGTACCTCTTAATTGAGATATAGTTAGGGCTTTTTTTTGGGCTTCGCTATAATTTATTTGCCAAATTGCAATCCGTAAAGTTGTTGGTAATCTTTACCAAGTTGTGCCCATATAGGGATTAACTTTTTACCATGTTTTACCATTTTATTTTCACCTTTTGAATTTTCATCAAGATAACCTATAAAACTTTCATTTTTCTGTGGAACGATATTAATAGGTGTAGCAATATCATATGTAAAATCTAATAAATTATTAACAAATCTAGATCCAGCAACTGGATTATTAATTAGTTTACCAGCTTCTATAGGATTTCTAAATTGAGAAAGTTCTTGAATAAGTCTTCTATTAACATAAATTGCAAACCATAATGCATCATCATCGTCATCACCTGCGGCTGCTAACGCTCCTAATAAATATCCAACTGATGGTAATATTACCATAGTTAAAGCTATTTCCATAGTAGCTTTTTTAAGATTAGATTTTTCATAATCAGATAAATTTTCATAATTTTCTTTCATATACATTAATTTCAAACTTTTTAAATTTGGTATAACTGTATTTATTAAAAATCTACCTAATGTAGTATATGTACCTTCAATATATTCTTTTTCAGCTGAATTATAAAACATATCATCATCTGTTAGGTCTGAAGAGTCTTTATTGACTTTGCCAAAACCAGTATATCTATACTGAGCACCAGATATAAAGAAATTCTTAAACATCATTGCCATTTTACCTAACCAATGTTTAGACATTTCATTCTTAAATTTAACATCATATACACCAAATATATCAAATGTCTTCTTTTTTATTAATAGGTCTATATGAGTTTTACCACCTTCATGAAACGGAGTTGATAAATTAAAGTCTGAATATATAACTTTATCACTTATTGTTAATACACCATCTTGATTCATATACATCATATCTATTAAAGATGCAGCTTTATCTTGAGTAGTAATATTTCCATCTTTATCTATATATTGACTTTGTGAGTTCATCACTTTAATACCATCTAATATAGCTTCAGTAAGAATAGAATGCATCATATGCTCACCACCTTGATTTAATACATTCATCATTTTAGTAGAACCAAATTTACGAATAAATGTATTTCTAATAGATTCTTGATCAGTAGGATCTAATCCACCCATAACATCAAACTTTTCAAGTAACTGATTAAAATAAGAACTTTTAGTAGGATTAGTTAAGTCTTTTAATAAACTTCCATCAAGTAATGCTCTACCGTATTTAGCTTCAGCTTTTGACACCAAACCTTTTTTGATTTTATCATTACCTACAGATTCAATAAATAATTGAGTAAACCCATTAGCTGCATTTGCTACACCCGATGCTAAGTTGAATGACATTGCTATTCCTGCAGCATAACCATTAATAGTAGATGTAATTTTATTAATATCTTTACCTAATAATGTACCACCGTAAGAACTAAATGTATCATATAATGTACGATCTATTAATCCTACTATTCTTTTATGTATTTCACTAGATTCACCACTTACGGTAACTTCAGGAGATCTTTCTGCAAATTTATTTTTAAGTCTTTCTCCAAATGAACCTCTTTTGTAAAATTGTGAACCTTTAACTACGTCTGCAATAACAGTTAGTTTAGGTTTCATTTCACGTTTGCTAGCATAGTTTATACCATTAAAGTATTCTTTTCTATACATAGTAGTTAAATCTAAAGACTGTTGATCAGCTTCAATAGCACCTCTATAATGAACTTTTATATCTCTAATTACTTGACCTTTAGAATCTACAGCCTCTTGTCTACCTTGTATACCTACATCATCACTTTTAATTTCAGTAAAATCAGTCCACTTATCTTTTAATAACCCTTTTATATCACCCTCAATTCTTCTTTCTAAATCACTTTTAGAAATAGATGGAAGTTCGTAATATTCTGCACCCATTCTTTTGGTAACTAAAGATCCTTGACCTTTAAAGTTTATATCATTATCTCTGTTTATTTTTATAAAAGCATTTAATAATTTTTGTTCAGCTTTACTTAAAGGTTGATTAGCAAACTTAGAAGCAGGTTCTCTAACTTTTTTACCATTACGTACAACTCTAACAGTGTTTTCTTTCATCCACTTGTTAAATTTACCATTAGCTTTACTAAATTTTTTATATTCAGTTAAATCATTTCCAACTTTTTCATAAGATATAATATCCATTGAACCCGACCCATTAATAAAATTATAAATTTCTGGGTAATTTTGAGCTTTCTCTGTATTAATATCAGCATAATCATTAGATTTTAAGAAATCTGCAAAGTCTTCATAATTACCAACAGCTCTTGCAAAATCATCTTTCTTTTGGTCAGATAATTCATTAAAATTTTGATATGTAGTTACACTATTTACTCTAACTTTAAGACCAGTTTTGATATTATTTACAGTAACCACTGTGGTATCATTTTCAGCAATATTGTGAGAACCTGTAGAACGTAAAGATATAGTTTTGTTACCTTTTTTAATAGAAGATAAGTTATTTTCTTGAACTTCTAATACTTTAAATGTGGTGTCATGATCATTTCTAACTTCTTTTTTAATAGCTTCAAGTTCTTCTTTAAACTTAACACTGAATCTACCTTTCAACCATCTTTTTCCATTTGAATCAGATTCAAAAAAGTTTTTATATAACTCAGATGGTTTAAGATTACCTTTTTCAGCTACAAGAGCTTTATGTAAGTTAAACATAACTTTATCATTATTCATAAATAATTCTACAACTTTACCTCTAGCTTCAGATAATACATTATTAATAATTTGCATTATTCTATTATTAGTATTAATATTATCAGAAAGTAACCCTGAAGCAGATGTAATATCCATGGATGGATCAAATGCTCTTTTTTCAGCAGAAGCCTTTAAATCAGCTTTAAAATCATCAGCGTCACGTGTATTAAGCATTTTAGATATGAATTCATTCTTAGACATACCATCTTTATCTTCTAAAGATTTGTATTCAAGTTCTAATCTTTTACGATGTTTAGTTTCAACTTCTGTATTATATTTAGGATCTGAAAATATTCTAATAGCTTGTTGACGTTTTATTTCTAAAAATTTATCAGTAATAGTTTGATGACCTGTTGTAAATGAATCTAAGAAAGTCTGTATACTTTTAAAATCTTCAAGCTCTTCTTCTGATAAATCAAGTTTATTTAAACTAGTTTTACTTGCAATTTGTTGAATATCACCTAGCATATCATAAGCTTTTAAATAATCTGAATACTTTTCTACAAGTTCTGTAACATCATCTTCTTGTAAATTATAAGTATTTGATAACTCATTAAGTAATTTGTTAACATGATTAATTGTTTTTGCAAAAGAAGATGTATATCCAATAATAGCTTTCCATCTATTACCATATTCATGAGATGCTATTTCATCAATTAAAGCTTTTGTATTAGCTAAATATAACTCTCTATCAACAGTATGTTCATGATTTAAAGCCGCCTGAGTTCTTTTTCTAACAGCTTCTAATTTATCAAGAGCTTTCTTTATAAAGTTAGTTAATGAATCATCAATTGTAGTAAATTCCGAATCAGTTTCAACACGTCTATTAACCTTTGGCTCAGATGCTAGAGGTTCAGCATTTTCATCTTGAAGATTATTCCATTTTTCAAACATTTCTTCCATTGATGGAGAGGAAGCATTAGCTAATTTAGCAGCTTCTTCCATCTTAGTTTGATGTTCAAAAAATATATCAACTAATGATTGTGGAATTTCAATATTTCTAATTATAGTTTCAGAATTTTCATCTTTAGTAAAGCTAACTACATTTTCTTTAAACATATCATTAACCGTAGAAGCCACTTCATTAGCAGCTTCTAAAGTTAAATCAAGTCCTTCTATAGTTAATTCTTCAACTTTTTCAGTTAAAGCATTTTTTATTTTAATTGGACACGCCATATATTATATTATTTTATTAACATTTAGGATCAGTAATTTTTATTGCAGGCATACCATCTGGTTGATTTACAGTTTCAATAATTTCAGATTTATTAACTGCAGAAACTTTTGGAGTAACTACTGATAATATATCTGCTAAAGCATTATCTTCTCTAGTTTCAATTAATTCTCCACGTCTATTATAATTTACTAAATCATTAGCTTTTCTTAAACTATCTTGAGATATAATCTTATCATGTAATCCAGCAACTTTATATGGACTGTAATTAACAAGTTCTTTATTATTTACAGTAAGGGTAGCTTTATTAACAGCTACATATATTGGAGTTTCAGCAATACCATTATTTGATAAAGATGTATAACCTTGAAGTTTATAAGTTGTTCCACCATATGATACATAAAATTTAGAATTACTAACATTTGGTATACGAAAAGCTTGTACAAATGTAGTACCATCTTCAGAATCAACACTAGCTATTGTATCAAATTGAGTACCTTTTTTAAGAGGTTTAACAATTTTTTCAAAATTATTTCTATAATACAAATCTATAAAATCATCTTGTGATTGTTTAGCAAAGTTATTAACATGATTATTAATATTCTTTTTAACAAAATAAGTATAAGGTATGTAAGTAAAGAATTGAGTGGCTGACATCTTAAAACCAGATGTTACAAACGCATACTTAACTAAATCTTCAGCCATCTTAGGATTATCTTCAGCTAAATCTTCCCATGAATCAGTAAAAGCTTTTTCATAAAACTTATCTTTCTTTCTATTGTTTAAACCTATGGTTCTTATTTCCATTCCTGCAGAACCGTCCGCATTTGTAATAGCCAAAGGTGATTTAGATATTAAATCTTCTAATAAGAAATATTTACCTTCATTTTCTTTTCTAAAATTAGAATATCTTAATGGAAATTTAGTAATTATATCAATAACTTCTGCGGGTTGCATATTAAATAGATTAGATATCAAATAACTATTATAATCTATTTCTAAACTATCCATTAACTCTGAGTTCATTGCATCAGTACCTTTTAAGTCATTAGATATAACATTAAACATATTCTGAGCTTTAGCACTACCTTGAGGAAATAAGTTTGGATTTGCATCTACAATCTTTTTAACTTCCATAAGTGAACCAAAATAAGCAGCTAATGGGGTATTATCAAATTTACTTTCAAACCCAACAAGTTCACCCTCATCATTTTGCTTATTAATAATAGAGTCATATGCATTTGAAAGTGCATATAATGAATTTATGTTCTTACCCAATCCGCTAGTATCAGATTTAGCAACTCTAATTGCGGCACCTAATATTTGACTAGTTTTTTGTAACTCTTGAAATTTAAAAAGAACTGCGGTTTGAAATCCATTATCTCTACTAGATTTGTCTGTAATTTGAGTTCTATAAAATTCTAAACTTTCATTAACTGATCTATTTTCAGGATAATATATTTCTTTATGATTTATAGCAATGATATTAATAGCTTCATCAGCTATTGCTGCAATTTCTTCAACAGACATTCCTTCACGTTTCAAAATATTACCCGCTTTCTTTTTAATTCTATTAAGTTGTTTATCTATAGTTTTTATACCATTATTATAATCTTCTTCAGATATTTGCTTAAATTGAAGATCTTCACCTAAACTATCTCGTCTTGAAATTAAACTTGATATCATTGGTGATTCTCTGTATATACGTTTATATTCAGGATTAATATCCTGTAACGCATTCATAACTTGTTCTTTTTTAAATAAATACATTACATCTGCCCCATCTTCATCACCTAAACTTTTTAAGTTATTCTCAAAAGCTGTATATTGTATTAAAATAGGTTGAGCCATAAAGTTAACAACTTGTATTGGATGCATTCCTGAACGTAATAATAAATTACCTACATTAGTAGTACTTGTTGTCCAGTTACCCTTAGTAATATATGGATCTTTTGCAATATCCACAAACGCATTCAAAATAGCTGTAAGAGAATCCCCAATTGCAACTTTAGTAATTGACTTTCTAAATTTAACTTCATCAAAGTCTTTACCTTTTTCTTTACGCATTACTTCAACATAATAGTTTAAGTCTTTTTCACTTAACGATTCTGAATACTCTCTATCAAATACTGTATTACCATAGTCATCTTTGTGACCCCATCCTATATATCTATCATTAAGTGATAATATACCAGGTCTACTAATATCAACTAAAGCGTTAGCTTCCATACCTACTCCAGCTTTCCCTCCTAAAAATGAATATCTTAATTTGATATCTTCAATTGGGTCAAATGTCATAAGTACATTATTACTTTTTATATCAGGACTAATTGAATTAATTTCATCACTAATAAAAGGCATATCAATAGGTGTCATTACTTTTGGATATACAACAGGATTTGTTAAAACTGATTTATATAATTCAATTAGTCTATTAGACATTGCTGCAGAAGTATTACCAACTGAATCTACATATTCAATACTTTGAACTTTTTTAAGATGAACATCATTTAATGATCTAAAATGATCACCGTAATCACCAACTTCTCCATTTATTAAAACATCTGTAATATATAAATCTATAAGTTGTTTTATACTAAGTTTATTAAAATCTTGATAAAGACCTTCATCTTCTAGTTGAGAAATCATTTCTTTTCTTGAAATATCATTCTTTTCAATAAATTCAATAGATCTATTATATATATCAATTGGATCAGTATATACAGCTTTAATAGATGGAAACATCATATACATCTTATCAATATCAAAATCCGAACCAGTCTTAGTAGTAATACCTGTGTAAGCTACAACTGTATCTCCACTTGATTCAGGTAATATACCTACAATTCTTAAAGCATCATTTGAAGCTAACCCTTGATTAGGAATCCTATAACCTATTATATTATCTAGTATTTTAGGATCTAATGCTCCAGGTGTTATTAATTTGTGATCGATTACAACGCCATTTTCATCTTTAACTTCTTCATACGTACCAAATAATTCTTCTTCAGTTAAAGACCTCCAATTTGGTAAGTATTTAGATATCATAGTTGGAGATACTAATACTCCACCAAGTTTAATCTTAGTTTTACCAGTTTCTGGGTCTTTATATGGATATGGCTCATTTACTGTACTATCAGCATATGGTGCCCACATTACACCTATGGAGTTACCCATAGTCTTATTCATACCAAAGTTTGACATTTGAATGAATGAACCACCATTAGTTTTAATTTTAATAAGTCTATCATTCATTATAGAAGTAAACATATTGATTAATTTACTTCCAGCTTGTGGTATTCCTGGTAAAGCTATTTCAGCTTTTAAAGCATCTATAATATTACTAGAACCACCTCTTGATTCGAGTTCACCAATTAAAGTTTTATAAAAACCTTTAACATCGGTCATATTATAATTATCATCAATTTTAAACTCTTTTTTAACTTTAGCAAGACCCGCTTCAGTCATACCAGTTACAGTTTTAACTATCTCATCCATAACATATTGTCCTGAAACATAATTACCATCTAGTAAAAATTCTTCATTATCTTTATTATGAATAAGTCCAGCAAATATATTCTTTTGAATTTGAGATCCAACATCTGTATCTTTATATGTTTTAGTAGGTAAGTCTTGTTGAAGTTTCCATTCTTTATTATTAAGAGTCATTTCATTTAATTCAAAGTCAGGTAATATTCTACCATCTTTATCATGAATTTTAGTAGGAGTTATTGATCCAACTTTAATTCCATCAAAAGTAATAGTTTCATCTATACCATTCTTATCCATCTTATCAAATAAGATCTCTAAATCAGAACCTGCAACCATTTGTTTACTTAATACAGCTTGTGAATATTTAAGAAAAACTGGCTTACTTCTATTATCTCTACCAAAGTATACACCTTTGAGAGGTTGGGCAGCAAGTTTTAATTCTTTTTCACTATATTCAACAGGTGTATTTGACATCATCTTCTTATACACACTTTCATAACTATCTTTACCTGTAGACCATTTACCTAAACCTTCAATTAAAAACTTCCAACGTTTAGGAGTAATCCAAGCTTGAGCATCGGAGCTGTTAATATTACTATATTCATCAGCAACGTCACCTAATATATCTACACCATTTAAAATAGATTTAAGTTTATCTAAGAATGGTGAAGCTCTATATACACCTTCTATAGTTGCAATTTTAAAATACTCTTGACCAGGTTCAACTCTAAGTTGTAAACCGTCAGTATATGTAGCTGGAACCCTTTTCTTAAAATCGACAGGATTCTTATAATAAGCTACATCACCTGTAAACATTTTAGAATATTCAATATGATTATGAACAGCATTAACATAATAATCAGTAGCTAATGCCATTGCTGCAGAAGCTTTACTATAATGACCGTAATTAGCTTTATAACTTTCTGCAATATTTGTGTCAATACCTTGAATTTCATAAGCCCCTTCTTCAGTTACTTTAATAATATCTGAATCTACTAATGCATCAAATGTGGTTCTAATATTTTTTGACATTTCAGAGCTTATATACTGCTCTATCATATCTGTTAATTCAGCATCTGCACCATATTTTAATATTTCTAAAGATGGTAAGCCGTTTTTATAAAGCTTATCATGTATTAGTTGCTCTTGTTCAGTTAGATCTTTAGTACCAGGACTAAGTCTATCATAATATTGAGATTTAAAAGCATTACCACTTCTATTTAATAGTCGTTTAGTTTTTTCTTCAGAACTAATACCATCTTTTGTTGCAGCAGCATAATTATAATGATAATGAGAATCTAAATCTGTACCATTCATACCTGATTGAATACTTCTAGCAATATCATTACCAGCATCAATCATTCTGTTATACTCTGATGCAAAATAATTAAATTGCATTTTTTTAACAGCACTACTAATCACAGCTTTGTTATCTACAAAATCAACACCTTCAATTTGGATACCAGTTTCAATACCATATTCAGTAGTTTTATCAGCAGGTGTAATAGTTCTTGTAAAACCATTTTTTAAAGTTTTTTGAACATCATCTGCAAGGTAATCTTTGTATGTCAAATCTGTAGTAGATTTAAAAGCGCTACCTTTACTCATTTGGTTAAACATACCTAGATTAAAGTTATCTAAACGTTTGTTAGATTCAATAAGTTTAAGTAAAGATTCTTCATATACATCTTCTCCAAAGTAATCAATTACTTCTCCACTCATGTCTATTTCTCCAGATAAATATCTTAAAGTAAAAGATCCTTTTAAGTAAGGTGAACTACTAAGTAACTTATCTATTAAAGTTGTACCAATATATTTAACTTCTGAACCATTTTTCATTCTCTCAAGCTCTTGTTTTGAACTTTTTTTCCACTGAGCAAATTTAGTTGATAAATATGATGGGTATGAATATATATACAAATTCTTACCACCTTGTCTAACGTTTGCATCAGATCCATCTGACATAAAAAATGCTTCACTTTTAGCAAGATCTAAGAACGCTAAAGATGATCCAAAGAATTTATTTGGAGTATAAGCATATTTGGATTTCATTGCCGTAGAAATATTAGTAGAAGCTGAAATAGTTGCATCTACTAACTCTTTAAGTTTTTCAACTCTATATGAATCACTTAAATTTTTACCATTATCATCAAGATAATTAGATATACCTTCTGCAGAAACTTTAATACCAAGAGCTCCTAAACCAGTTAATAACCTTGTAATATGATCGTCTAAATCAGAAGGTTCATAACTTTCTTTCTCATGAGCTTTATTAATTAAAGTTCTAATTTGAGTAAAAGCTTGTACAAACTTATCGGCTTTAGCTGACGCCTCTTTATTAGGTTTGTTAGTATCAGTTAAAAAATTAGATTTAAAGTTATTAAACCAAGATTCTTTAACTAATTGAGTTTTAGAACCAGCATCTGATACACTATAGTTTTTATGAGCAATAACTTCATCTTTTACAATCTTACCTGTCTCAGGATCTCTAATTAGATTACCGTTTTCATCAGTCTGTTCAGTAGTAACATAAGTTACACTTACATCTGATTGCATATGGTTATTCTTGTTTAATCGGAAAGCTTGAACTAACTCATTAATATTTTCTTTAGTAAAACTTTCATCATTAATTTGTCTTTCTAACTCTACTAAAAATGGTTTTTTATCTTTAGTAGCGGCAATTCTATCTTTATATATTTGCCAAATATCTTCACCATGTAAATCCGTACTATCGCTAAATATAGAAAGTAATGTACTATATACATCACTAAATTCAGCATAAGAGGGTTCGTTCCATATTGGATCTATAGACTTAGGATCTATGATTGGTTTTCCAAGTCCATTTAACTTAGGATTACCATTACCATCTAAAATATATTTAATGTCTTCTAATAAAGATAACTTAAGTTTAACGTTTGTACTAACACTATCTTTAGAATCACGTTCTGCTGAACTCTGTAATCCTAAACCATCTCTTGTAGATTCACTTATTTCATCAGCACTAGTAGTATTATCATCTTCTACAAGCTTAATAGACATCCTAGTAAAGTAATCTCTAACTCTAGATTCAAGTTCATCAACGTGATCGTTTAATACATCAACTGTATTTGCTGACATTTGAACTTCAAAGTCATCACTTGACTCAAGCTCATTAGTTTTATCAGTTATAAGCTTTGTAATAGCTTCTTTAAGGTTTGGTAAAGCCTTACTTTCCTTAAAGTTAATATTATTAAAGTTAATACCAGAAGCTTTAAAATATTGCAAAGCAAAACGAGATACTAACTTATCAATTTCTTGATAAGTTAAAATACCTCTTAAACCTTTCTTTTGCAAAGGGAAATAAACTTGCTGGTTGCGACTGTCTAAAAAATAATATTTTTGAGCCGTATCATTATATTGTAGTAATGGTTCTCCATTCTCATCAACTCTTGATACCATCTCAGCATATTCACCTTCAAATTGAGCTTTAGTAGCCGCAGTATAGTCTCCAAATTCTTTTATAAATGCTGGACTTCTAAAGTACTTAATTTGTTCGGCAGTGACATTCATATCACCGTCATTTATGTTAGTGGTTAAATACTTAGCCAGTTGAGACTCAGTTTCACCATTTAAAATTTTAATTTCACAACTCATATGTTATTTTTTTTACAAAGATAGTGAATTATTTCCACATATCCTAATTTTATTTGCAATTTTTTTCAAGATCTGCTACTGTACTAAATCCAATTTTATTTGCAATTTCACTCATACTAGATTTCATATCAGCAGCTGTTAATATACCTTCTTTCATAAAGTATTTCATAACTTTCATTAATTTAGGTTTATCATTATCTTTTAAATTCTCTAAATAATTTACATCAACGTTACCTTCACTAACTTGAGTTATTACATCTTTGACTTCAGCTGTAACTTGAGTTTCATTATTAATTTTAGAAATTTTAGATTCAACTTCTTTAATTCTATCAGCTTTATTAATACCTGCTGCATGAAACTTTTTTAAACCTTCTAATTCCGCCTTTAAAGCGTTTAACGTCTGTTCGGTTTGATCAGCTTCATCTATTACTTCAACTTTACTAATAACCTGGATTTTTAAAGAAGCTGGTTTAACTTTAATAACTTCAGTTAAACTTGCACCTTCAGGTTTATAACCTATTAATAGTGAATTTAATTTACGTAACCTGACTTGCATTTCTCTAATTTCTTCTAAATTACCATTAGTTACTTCATCTGATGAGTATATACTTGTAGTTACTAAAGGTGTATTAGCTATTTTTTCTTTTAAAAGTTCTCTTTCCTCATAAAGATCTTGTTTACTAACAGATATCGAATCTTGTTTAATTTCCACTAATTTAATTTCAGTTTTATCTTTATTTAATTTAGCTAATTCAATATCATATAATGTAATCCTTCTTTTTTCACCAGATGTTAAATTATTTAAAGTTCGAACTTTTACGGATTGCAATATTGTTCCAAAAGTATCATTTACATTATCTGATAATTCTGAAGCGTTTTTAGCAGCACTGATTACTTTATATTTATCAATACCCGATTGTTCACTTATTAATAGGATATTGTCAGGTCTACTTTCAACATTATTAACATATTCATCTAAGATTTCATTCTCGGTAGTAACTAACTTATCACTTACTGGTATAATAGTAGTTTTTACAGGTGCAGTTGGTAAAGATATAGTTGGTGTAAATGGTATACTATCATTTTTAACATCATGACTTAAATATATGTTAGCAAAACCTTGAAATGTAGGTTCATTAACTACAGCATTAGTTGATAATATAGGATTAGTTGGATCTAACAAATATTTAATATAATCAGGTTTAGTAAAGTTAAATGTACCATGTTTAATTAATACATTATGACGTTTATATTTAAAAAATTGTTTAAAATTTTCTCTAAAAGCTTCACGATCTGCGATTATATCACTAGCATTAATAGTAGTTAAAAATATATCTCCACCAGATAATTTATTATATAATGAACCAACTCTAACACCACTTCTACCTTTATACTTTTCACCATTATTACCAATTACACTTTCATTTTTAAAATATAATCCAAATGCAGTTCTAGTATTACTATTCCCATTATATATTAATAAATCAATTAATGTATTAACTGTTTTATCAGTATTATTTTTACTATGTCTAAGTATATTATTTAATTCAGATTTTAAACCTGGTGTATCAATAATATCATTTAATTCGTCTAATGTAATAGTTGAAGATTTAGTTTTATTAAAATGTTCAAATTTTAACACCATTAAATTAAATAGATCATTAGCTTGTACATCTGATATTTGATTAACATTTAACTTTAACCAAAACTTTTCACCATTTGCTTTAGGTATATTTAAGAATACTTCACCTTGCATTTTTGGACCAAATTCAGCATCTATTAACTTGTTGTTAACAGTATGTCTTAATGCTCCAAAGAAATCAACATATGCTGAATTCTTTTGAAAATATTTAATTTTATCAGATTCAGACATGTCTGTAAATACATCTAATTCTAAAATATTATTTTTAGCAACAGGTGTATTATCTTCTCGTTCTTCAACTTTAAGCCATCCAGGTTCTTGTTTTTGTACCCTACCAGTTATACCTTCAAAACTTCCTTTGTTATCAATAAGAGCTTTTACAATAGCTTTACGAAGCGGTAAAGTATTAGTTTTAACTACTATAGGATTTGGATGAGCCATGCTATCTAAAAATGATACACCTTTATTTTCACCCTCACTTATTATAGATGATATTGGTAGAAAATCTTCTAATAATAATAATTCTTCTTTAGAAAGAGTTTTACCATCTTTAACTTTCGCCATAGCTTCTTTAATAGACATCTCTTTACCTTTAGGATATATATTACCTAGTGTAAATGAAACTTTATCTTTAGTTTTATCACGAGGTACTCTTTCAAAATCTACAAATGATTGTAATGTTGGAACCAATGCTTTACCAGTTTCCCTATTTGTAGATATTAATCTAGCTGACCCATGAGCAGCATTAGGTACATCAACTTCTACTACTGGAATAGCTTCATCTTCATTTATTGTAATATCATCTTCATTCTCAATAACTTCAATAATTTTATCTGATTGAATAGATTCACTTTCTGGATCTAAAGGTGATGGTACACCTACTGGAGCGTCTGTTTCTACACCATCGCCTGGTTCATCAATTTCATCAGCAATCTTTTTTTCAAGAGCTTCTTGAGCTTCTTTTTCAGCAAGAGCTGCTAATTCAGCTTCTTTCTTAGCTATTTCTTCTTGTATAATCGGATTTTCAGATAAAACAAGCTCTTCTGTATCATTTTTAGATAATTCTCTTAATAAAGCGTCTAATTCATTTTGAGTTTTAACAATTGATAATCTTTCAATCATCTCTTGTGACTTTCTAATATTCTCTTGGTTAGTCATATTACCTAATATGGCATCATTTTCAACATATGTATTAAAAGATTTAGTAATACCATTAGCTCCTGACCAAACTCCATTAATATCAGATTTATTTTTAGCAATAGCATCTTTTAAGAAAGATATTTCAGCTTCAACTTCTCTAACTAATCCATTATTAGTAAGAGCATCTCTAGTAGATTTAGCTCTAGCTTCCATATCAGCGTCAGTAATAGTTCCCGTTTTCATTTTAGCCATTGGAAATTCACTAAATATGTCATAATCTGGGTCTATATCTAATTCGTCATATAATTTTAGACGCTTTTCTTGTAACTTAGCTAGTTGCTTTTCAGAATTATACTGTTCATGTTTCACTTGTAAATATCTAGTATTTAAAGTATCTATGTAAGCCTCTTTTTGAGCAGGAGTTGCAGTAGGATGATCTAATTTGATAAGATCACTTGCAAAATCTTTAAATTTTTCATTTTGCTTTTGAATATGAATAGCTTCTTCTAAAGTATTTTTAACAAACTCTTTACTTTCATTAGCTGTTTTAGGGTTTGAATCACGTTCCATTATTTCTTGGAATTGTGTAGATTCATTTAATTTAGCTTTTAAAGCTTCAATACCAGCTTCACCATTCTGTATAGAAGGTGCTATTAAATCAAATATTGCACGCTGTTTAATAATATCAACTACTTGTTGGTTACCTTCATTAATAGCGGTTTCTAATTCTTTAGATTCAGCTTCTTTATAGTTTAACGCTCTCATAACTTTGATAGCATTAACTGGATCTATTTCACGCTCATGAGTTTCATTACCGTCTGCATCTTTTTTATATATATAGCCACCATTATCATCAGTTTTATATATATCGTTTTCCATTATGGTATTATAATTCATAATACCAGCATCTAAACCTTCTAATATAGAATTGGTAGATTTACGATTAGCTACGTCTTCTTTACGACCTTGATAAGACATCATAGGTCCACCAATCATACCTCCTAAAAATACAGCTTTATGACCTTCATTTGAAGATATCATATCTACATATTCTCTAGTAGCATCACCTATTGTAAAATCTGATAAACCACCTGTTACAAAATCAGTATATGAATTTGAACCTTTTTTAAGTTCACCTTTCATAGCTTTATTAGTAAACATAGTTTGAGCTGTAGATTGACCACCTTCTTCTAAAAAACCTTCACTTGCAAAAGCTTTACCATATCTTCCAAGTGAATTACCAGCACGTTCAGCTATAGCTTTCATACCAGTTTTTTCAACTTGATGTACTAGTTTTTCAACAGGTTTACCAAATAAAGCTTTTGACATTAATAGATTGGGAACAATAAGTATAGCTAAATTGGCTTTGAAAGTATCTCTCATAGCTAAAGCTCTTTGTTCAGCAAAAGATTCTTCACCAGTAACTTTCATATTTTCAGCAGAAAGTCTATTAGCTTCTTCCATGGTTATTTCACCATTTTGCCTACGTTTATCAATAGCTAATTGTTTATTTTGTAATCTAAGTGAATAATCTCTAAGATATTGATCTTTTTTACTATCCATATCGTTACCGACTCCAGCAGCTTCAGCTCCTGATTCCATTACAGTATTAGCAGTTGCTCCAAGACCTATATCAATTGCTTTTCCTGTCATACCTAAACTTTTAAGTACATTTACAGCAGTTTCAGTTTTTTGAGACATTCCAGCCATTTGAGCAGCTCGTCTAGCTCCACCTAATAATTTTGAACCTAATCCCAAATAATTAAATGCCATTCCAGGAGCCATCATTCCAGCCATATAACCTAATCCATCAGCACCATCTGTTGCCCAAAATGAAGTAGAAGTTACATTATCCCAAAGATTACCTTCTTTAATAGCTTTACCAACATATACTGGTAAAAACTCAGTTTTTATATCTTCATTAATATTATCAAAAGCTTTTACCCATTGATTATTAAAAGCCATATCATACCCTTGACCATCTGGCACAAATGGAGATGCAGCTATTCCTGCAACCACACCTGGAAGTTTAGCAACTTCAACTAAAGCTTTAGTAGCAGCTCTACCAACTCCAGCTAATAACTGAGTTCCTCCAGACTGTTCATTATATCGATGTTCATTAATAGAGCCTTGAATATCATCTGGATTGACATCTGCATCCCATACAATATTTTTATCATATTTAGATTTACCTAAACCTGTATTTTGACCTCTATATGTAGAAGTCATTTGGTTAGATAAAGATGCTTTACCAGTAAGTTTTACTTTACCAGAATTAACATCATCATATTTTTTAAATAGACTATCTGAACCAGCTTTTTTATCTTTTAATCCTAATTCTTCTTCGTCCATTTTATTCTATATTTATATTCATAAATTTAATATATTCACTTTCTGTAAGATCTCTTTTACCTTCACCTGGTACATTAACTGTCCAATACGGTTCAGAAATTTGTTGACCAGTTTTAGATCTAGTATTATAAGATACAGTTACATCTTTAAATATTGGACTATCTGATTTAATTTTAACTTCTGAGTTTGGAGAAACAGTAGCAGCTCTATAAGTTTCATTAAGTACTTTACCAGCTCTTTTTTCTTTAGGAGTTTCATCACCAGCTATTTTACTCATTTGGCTAGGATATGCATTACCATCTTTATCATATATAGTAATAATATGAGGTGCCATATCTCCACTTTTAAAATTAGATTCTGTCCAATTATGAGGTGACATATATCCAAAATATTGAGTTTTACCCATTTGATAACCCTTTTTAACCATCTCATTGTAGGTAGTAGGTTTACCCGTTTCAGGATCTATTAGCTTACGTAAAGATTGTTGAAGTTCTCTAACAACTTGAGCATCTCTACCTTTTGCGTCTTTAGCTACTAATTTGTTAGCAAAACCAAGATTATTTAATTCAGCGTCTGTTCTTATAACATTAGAACTTAATGTAATAGGTCCATCTTTTTTCATTTCAGCCAATACTAATTTTGCAGAATAAGGGTTATCAACTTTATGTTGAATTTTTCCAGATTTATATAATTTGTCAAATGTAGCTAAATATCTAGCTTTCATTAGTGGGTCTGCAATATCATTATGTGTAAAGTGTTTAGGAGGTGTAACTATACCTTCACCAAATCTAGCTGTAGATCCAGATGTAACAGCTCTTTCAAAACCATTATTTTTTGAACCAATTTTTAAAATATCATTATAATCAGAATCTTTAGCTCCAATCTCTTTAGTTTCATAAGGTGTACCAGTAGGAGTTTCAACATCAGATGTTTTAGCTGCTTTATTACCAGTTCCACTTATTACACTATGATCAGTATAGGTATTATCTACATCTGAACGCTCTCTCATTGCACCGAAGTCTAAATTTATACGATTAGCTGTAGAAGTTGGATCCCAACCAGCAGCATTAGCCCATCTACGACCTTCTCCATTTTCAGATACCCATTTATTCATCATACCTAACTTTGCAGCATTAAGTTGATTTAAGTTATCTGAAGTAACTCTATTACCTTTTTGGTCAACCATCATCATTTCTCCAGTTGCTAAACCAGATGGTACGATTTTAAATCCACTAGCTTTAGCTGAACTTGTTGTTTTACCTAACAAGTTATGATAATCTGCTCTATCTTTTTCATAATCTTGAAAAGATGGTGCACCTAATCCACTTATAACAGATATGTCTTTTCCATCATTTGTATATCCAGTATAATTATCTTTACTATGCTTTTCCCAATTTTTTAAAGCTTGTTCTCTACCTATTTTAGATGTTTTAACAGCATCTTCTAAATAAGTTTCTTTTTCTTTATCATATTGAGCTTTAGCAGAATTAATTTTACCAATTCTACCAGTTGCTGAAAACATATCACTTACACCTCTGTTAGTTTGCATAATATTACTAGTAGTATTTGTATTAAAACCTTCTGTTGCTAATCTATTAGCTTGTGATTCAATTGTAGATTTTAATTCTTTTTTAAGACGCTGAGCTTCTTCAAAGTGTTGACTTAAAGGATTAATTTTATCCAACTCTGAAATTTTAGCATCTAATTGATTTGCAGCAGCATCATGTTGTTGTCGTCGCATTACTGGAACCATTAAAGTCTCTTGAAGACTTCTAGGTGTATATGTACTTAATTCTAAATTGCTATATCTATTCATATTTATTTTTTCTTTCTAGTATTTAAATATCCACCATAAGCCGCTGTTGTTGGATTTACAACACCATTTGTAGAAGCTTGGTTCATTCTTAAAAAAGCAGCTGTAATTTCAGCACTGGCTGGATTACCTTTTGCATCATAGACATAATTACCTTTACGAGTGTAACCAGTTAAAGCCTTTGCTAATTTTGCATCAGCTTGTTCTTTACCTATCGCACCCACAGCATTACCTATATTAGCTATACCTTTAGATTTAGCACCTTCATAAGCTGCTTGATCCATTCTCATTTCATCAATAGCTTTATTAGCCGTAGCAACATTAGATTGATCTACATTTAAATTAAATTGTTGAGCTTGCATATCTTGAGCTCTATTTTGAGCAGAAGCATTAGCATATACATCACTTAAAGCTTTAGTCTTATTAAGGCCCGCTCCTAATATAGCATTACGTGTAGCACCTTGTGATGCTCCAGATTGACTTATTGCAGCTATAGTATTATTACCTTCAGCATCAACTATATTTCTACCAGTTGTTTCATCAACATAAGATGGTTTATATCTATTACCTAAAGTTTGATACTGAACTCCTGTAGGTTTCTTTAAGTTCTTCATTTGAAGCAAGTTAGCAGCTATAGGAGCATATCTCAAAGCTTCACCCGCATTTTCACCAACATATTTTAATGCGTTGTTTATTTTTTGATTAGTTGTTGTAGGTAATTTACCTTCTGCATATTTTTCAAAACCAGCCAATGTTTGAGTTGGAACATCTGATGATATACTATTAATAGGAGTAGTTATGACTTCATTAGAAGTGTCGGCTATGTCAGGTCTTTTAAATTGATATCTTCCATTACCATCCATCAAACCGGCTTGTTTGTAAGTTGCTGGCCCAGCTACACCATCTGCAACTAAACCGTTACTCTTTTGCCATGTTTTTAAAGCGGCTATACTTTTTGGACCCCATGTTCCTGGTTGTAAACCTATAGTTTGTTGTAATTGAGGTGTTGTAAATGTTGGTAACTCTCCGCCATCAGCAAATTGTTTAACATTTAAATTACCACCATAAGCTGCATAATTTTTATTTAATGTATTTGTACCACCATTTGTTTGAGCTACAGTATTTACAGCTTTTACAATTTTATTAATTCGTTCGTCATCTTCTTGACCAGTTTGTGGATTTTGACTAAAGTTTTGCCAAAAGTTATTTGGTATATTAGTTTCTTTAACACGTCTTTTCAAAGATTCAATATCAACTTTTTCACCAGGTTTTAATCCTAAATTAAGTCTCATTTCATGAAAATTACCATACACTTCTTCAGGTCTACTCATATAATTTAAACCAGAATGATTTTTTTCAGGAAGCTTTTCACCTAAAGCTCTATATAATGAAGGTGCTAATATATTATCAAATCCAGAAGCATGAGTTAATTCATGACCTAAAACGTTTTGAGTTTGAGATGGTGTAGATTGTTGACGATATGTTATATATCCTGAATTGGGATGCGTGTCATCTCCAGTTTGTCTAATTGTATACGGACTTCTATATTCAGCATTAGATTGACTCCCCATAGGCACTTTGTGCACTTCAGACTCATTATATTGTTTAATAGGTGTTCTTAAACCTTTAGCAATTATATCAGTAGTTCTAGAAGAATCCCATCCAGCTTTTTCAATTTTAGCTTTTGTTTTAGGGTCCGAATACCAATTTACAAAATTGGTTGTAGCGTTTTTTTCAACAGAATTCAAATTTTTACTTTGTAAACCATCTAATGATTTAGTATATGGAATATAATTTTTTTCATCAGAATTATACATACTGTTTAATTGTAAAGCTTGACCAGGTTTTCTTACATCCAAAGATTTATTAGGTGGATTTATAATTCCACCATCAGAATATTTGTATACGTTTAAATTACCACCATAAGCCGCATAATTATCAGATAAACCTCTATTTGTATTTAAAGCAAATCGTTGTGTATTTAAAGCTTCAGCTTTTCTAGCTTTACCTAAACCCAAACCTCCTGCTAAAAGTCCAATACCAGCTCCAATAGCTGTACCTATACCTGGCATAATTGCTGTTCCAGCAGCAGCTCCCTTAAGTCCAGCACCACCTATCATTCCTACTCCACCTACTCTATCAGATGCTTGTGTACCAGATGTATCTTGTGAAGCTTTTCCAAAAGCGGTTTGACCTAATTCTAATGCTGTACCAACTCCTCCAACAATTGAACCTGCACTAGGTGTGGTAGACTCTCCATCTACAGGTTTATCTAAAGGGTTGACTGTACCATCTAAATTAGCATCACCTTGCATATATCCACCATTAAAATATTTCATTTGATTACCACCATAAGCTGCTATAGGTTGAGATTGCTGAGGTTGAACGAATTCTTCCATACCTTCAGGGATTTGACCTTGCATCATATCTTCTGGAGCTTGTTGAGAATTAGTTTGCATGGCTTGTTGAGTTTGAGCTTGTTCAGCTTTAACTGACTCTTGAGCATTAGCTAGTCTATCTAATAAAGCTTTTTTAGTTTCATTAGCATATTTATCATTTCTATCTTTAAATTTATCTTCAATAGCTTTAGAAGCTGCTGATACAGATTTATTTGCAGCATATCCAGGTAAATTAAATTGTTTTACTCTACCTGAATCCAATGTAATCCTATCTGAATAAATAAAATTACCACTTTTAGTTTCACCTTGTTCAACACTATTTTGTGAACCGTCTTGAGCTACACCTTGAGGTATTCCACCTAACGGATTTTGCTCGTGAGTTCCACCTTCATCAAATCTAGTTAAATTATTGTTTTGCATATATTTAAAATTAATTTTATATAAAAAAAGGGATAGAAACTTAATTCTACCCCTTATATTTGGTTGTTAAATTTTATATTACAAATATACGGAATATTTATTATATATCCAAAAGATTATACATATATTTTATAATATTTATTATTATGATGTATAATATACTTGTATGTCATGTAATATAAGTTTTTGATTATTAGATGGTAAATACTCTAATTTTAATTTCATCCATGGAGATCTAATTCTATTTCTACCTTGACGAGGTATTAAAGCATTCCAAGTTCTAAACTTACGTCTAATGTTGTTATTACGCCCTACAGTTAATGGAACTCTACCTGAATTTTGATAATCGTTATATGCTGTAATATGATCTAAAGTTGATAATGGTTGATCTACATTATTAATGTAAACTTCTGAATTATAACTTATATTATCAAATATACATTCTGAATTTGGTTCAGGATTAACATTTAACGTAATTGTAGAAGGATATTTTACACCATAAAATGTATTATATTCACCTACACCTTGTCTATAAATAGATGTATTTAAAGGGTTAGTTGTAAATGTATAATCACCTTTACTAATATACATACTTGGTAAGTAATCATGATATGATATAAACTGATTTTTAAGTTCATTATATGATAATGTAAATGAAGGTTTACCAGTTTGATTAAATGTCATAAATAAATCATTGTTACTATAATCATATCCAGAAGATACACCTGTATTTAATAAAGGATTATCTATCTTAAGAACTTCTGAAGCTATATTATTTGTAAAGAATGTATGTAGACCTTTGAAATCAGTTAAGTTCTCTAATCCACCTTTAAATGACATTAACGAACTGTTTAATGTGTCATAATAATACATACTTTGAGGACTAGTTATAACACTCCATTTATTTAATGTTCCAGAATCAGTAGATATATATTTATATCTATCTAATACACTACCGCTACCTAATTGAATAGCTAAACCATCCTGACCTTGAACTTGAACTCTGGGATTAATTGAAAGAAATGCTAAAGCCTTATCTTGAATAGTATATAATTCATCATTAAAACTAGTTAAAGAATTAATTGGACCATGCTTACCATCTAAAGTAATTACCTCATTAGTTTGAATATCTGTCCAATTATCAATGATTTCACCAGCAGATTTAACTTTGGTAGCAATTACATTTGTATCAAAGTTATTAAAAAGTTTAGCATTATAATCTATACTTCTTCTTTGAGCTAATGTTGGTAATTGAGAGTAAACTTTGTTGTATTTATGATATTCTGAATCATATGGTTGAAACCTAGCGTCCCAAGGTTGTAAACTTAAATCATTTCTATTTTTTAAATCTATAGTTGTTTCAGTTATAAATTGAACAATTTCTTCTAGTACATATGTACCTTCAGCCATTATATCAACATCTGTTCTAACAATTCTTGCGAAAGTAAATGTATTAACATATGTATCACCAGGAGATGATATATTTATAGTAGGATCTAATGAATTTAATTCTTTAAAACTTCCAATTTCAATATAATTACTTCTAAGTTTATCTTCATAACTATTACCACCATATATATTTCCTAAATAAATTTCTTCATCAGTTTTTATAAATTCAGCTATTACACCATTATTATCACCACTTAATCCGGTACTTAAGAATATAGATTCTAAAGTAGGTCTAACCCAATGATTTGTTGCAGGATTATTATCTCCAGCTACAAAAGTGATACATCTATTACCGTAACTATTAATTGAAACAATTTTTCTACCAAATTTACCATTATCACCAAAATAAGTATTTCCATCAGTTAATACACCTTTTAATGAATTTATATATCTGTAATTTGGATCATTATTATAATTTGTACCAGATTGACCTTTTTCAGTTAATTCTGGTTTTCCATAAATATCTAAAATAGTTTCTGAAATTGAAGGTATAAACAAATCATTTATTCCCAATTCTGGTTCTAAATTACCATACCCTCTATGAAACATACTATGAGTAACTCTGTCTGGATCAGAACCAGCTGGATGACATATTAAACCGTTATTTAAAGGTTCATCTGGTACACCAAGTATTGTTTCAAAAGATGTTGAATAAGCTTTAGTTAAACCACCAAAAGCTTTTACTTCATCTTCTATTTCACTTAAGGAAGCTTTATACTCTCTACTCCAAGAATTGTTTATATTATTTTTTAATATACCTTTAATTCTAACTTTAGTACTATCTGTTAATGATATAGTATTCCCAAATAATATTTCTGGAGAATATAATTGCATCATTGAATTAAATTGATATAATCTACCAGCTGTATCGTCATCTCCAAAAACCGCTCTTTGAATTTCAGTATTAGGAGACATGCTTGCAGTATTCATATCTTTTAAATGTTTAGATTTATAAAGAGGTTGAATTAAACCATAATTACTGATTGTATTGCAGTTTCTGATTAAAAAATTTGGAAGTTTAGGTAATGATTTAGCTTTATTTCTAACATAAGTTACATCACTTGCGCTAGAATAATTAATAGGTATATCTTCATCAGATTTATCGTCAATCATCATTGGACTAATTAATCCATTAGCTATAATGGTTCTATCATTAATTGTACGTTCAGCTATAATAATTTTATAACCTGTAGGTTTTTGATAATCTGATTCAAATACATTTGTAGATAACCAAGTAAACAATTCTGGTTTTAAAGTAACTTGTAATGTATTATAGTTACCAGTTAAATTACCACTAGGTGCTCTAAAATCAGCAATCCATTTAGGTTGTGAAAATTGACCATAGTTATTAAAAAATTCAATTCCTATTCTGTATATTTCATCATCTTTAAAATATTGATTATTTTTATTATAAACAGTATCTTGAGTTAATTCATATTTTAAATATTTACCTTCACCACCTAATGTAATTCCATCTTTTTGATATTTATATACATTATAATTTAAATTTACACTATCGTGTTTTACTAATTCTAAATTATCATAATCAGCATCATTTACAATAATAAACGGTGTACCATTAGGTACTGCACCATCTAAAAATAAATCCTTATAAACTATAGATTCACCACTTGGTGCAAATGAATAAGCTTTAGTATCAATATCAACATTAAAATTTATTTCATTATAGTTTGCTAAAAATAATCTATTAAATTTAGTATTAATATGCTTTGGTATAATTATATCTGAACCTAAAAATAAAAATTCTTCTAAAGATAATGTGCTAATTATATTTCCATCATCAAATATTTCAATAACACCTGTTGACGGAATAGCTCTATCATCAATTAATGATATACTAGGTACTTCATTATATGATGTATATTTAATAGCATATATTTTAATATTAGTATAAGATGTATCTATATTATTAATTAATACAATTGGTGCTGAACCTACTATTTCATTAACTTCCCCTCCACCAAGAGAACCTTTATTTAATGATACTAATTCACTAAAAGGACTTATCTTAGTTTGAGAAGAATTTAATCTATATAAGTTATATGCGTATTGTATTCTACCAGAAGTATGAATTCCTCCAGCAGATATACTAGTTATAATAGGTTGAGTTAATGTAGATTGACCAACCATATTTATAACACTTAACGGCACATCTATTAATTCTTCCAAATCTTCATTAACTATAGAGTGTTCTATATTAATAAATCTCAATTGATTTAAACCATCTACCCAATATACTTTATCTATATTTACATTTTCAAAGTTGTTAATAACTTGAATTGGTCTAGATGTACTAAAATTCATATTTCTTAAATATAATAATTCTAAATCATTATCTGAAAATCTAAATTTCCATATACAATCAAAACCTGAATTATCAGTTGTAAATAATATTGCACCATCCCTATAAGTTGTATTACCAATAATAATTTGAGTGGAACTCTGTTCACTTCCTGAAATTTCAGATGTTAAATATGATAAAGTTTTACTATCATAAATAATAGTATTAGTTTCATAATTAATTAAAGGTACTGGTATAGAAAACACTAGTTGGTTACCTTTTTCATTTGTAACTGACCCAGAAGATTGAGTATCTGTTGCTAAAATGCGAATGTTTTTTCCTTCAAAATAATAATTATTTGGAAATTTTGAGTTTGTAACATCTTGCACCATTCCATTATAGGACATTGTAATAGTTTTATTATTCATCTGTATAATATCTAATTGTTGTTTTATTTTGACATGTACCATTTAAATTACGACAAAGAGTTAATGGCTTAATATTTAATTCTAAAGCACATTCTCTAATACATTTCCAAATCTTATTCGTTTTAGTACAAATTACTTTTTTAGCTCTAGGATTATTTCCACCTTTTTTTGAAATTGAATTTTTTATTTTAGATTCTTCAGACATTTTTTTTCCTCTTTGAGCTTTACTCATATTTAATCTTGCAATTTTTGAAGGAGAGTGACCAGTTAAACTTATTTTAATTTTCAATTTAGTTTCTTCAGATAAAGGTCCATTATTATCTGTTAAATTAGTAAGTTTTAAGTTTAAACCTTTATTTAATACGTTATAATAATCTTGATAATATCTCTCTCTAATATTAAGTTCAGAAATTTCACATTCTTCAACTATATCAAAGTTATGATTGATTATGCCATATTTTATAAATGAATTGTATAATTTTGACTGATTTTTACAATCATATAAGTTTTTATACCTAATAATTCTTTTTTCTATATTAATACTCTGTCCAATATATATTTTACCATTTGGGTTTGTAATTTTATATATACCTATCATACTAATGATATTTTTTTATAATTTCTTTGTCACCTAAGTTTTTAAAACCATTAGAATGACTATTGCTAACTATTATTAACCTATTCAAAGTATTCATTAACGTTTCCATTTTATCAATAGTTGGCATTTGCAAACTAGTGAAAGCTGATGGCATATAAAAATATCTTTTTTGCTGAATATATTCAAAAGCTTTATCTGTAATTTTACCCATAAGCCACATTGGTTCTAAATATCTACTTAATATATAATATTCCATACCGAGTAATACTTTTTGATTATCAGGAACCATTGGATAACCATCTTCATCAGTGGCTATGCCTCTATATGATACTTGAATATATCCAGTAGGTTGAGATGTAAATATAATACCTTTAGAAATACTATAAGTATATTCATTTGTACCATCATCACTAGCTTTGTGATAAACATCCGTTGCAGATCTTAAAGCTGTTCCAGATAAAACTTTTAAATTTTTATCAACTTCTACAATGCGTACCCCCTGTAAATATAATATATCACATGGTAACTCAGCTTTATACATTGTAAGTGGAATAGGTGGTGTAACTTTATCTTCGTAAGCTACTGGAGCACCTAATAATTTTATGAACTCTAATGCATACTCAGAAGCTTCATCAGCTGTTAGTTCTGCGGCTAAAGGATTCCTAAGTACTGTCCAAAGTACTGATCCTATTGATTTATATGATATTACATCCATAGTTTTTAATATAATAAGTGAGTGTCGTATCTCGGTTTGTTTTCATCATTAATTCTATCACCAAGTTGTCTAGCAAAAGTTCTATTAACTTTAAATGAAAATAATGACTTGTTTTTAAAATATAATTTATATTTTTTAAAATGTATTCTGAATACATATTTTGAAGTATGTGTATTTAAATATCTAACTAATAATTTTTTAAGTTTAGCTTCTGCATCTTCAAACCATAATTTATTAGTTGTTGGCCAATCTACAGGAGATGTGTTATATAATTTTCCATTTTTTATTTTAGGAACACGTTTATCTTTTTTGATACTTAATGTTGATCCAAGATAGGGTATTGAATATTCAATATTATCTTCAATTATTAAGCCTATTAATCCTTTATTAAATGTTCCAATTATATTTGTGTAAGTTGAATAAGGTATATCTAGTTCTGGATTATCTAATTTAAAAAAATTATAATAATCTTTAATACCATAATCAGCCTTTATTTTACCTTTAGTTCTTATATTATTCATTATCAGAATTATTATTTTTATCTTCAGGTATTTTATATTTACCTAGTAATTCATTTACTATTTCACCTTTTATTAAATCTATTAAATGAGCTTGTAAAGGATAATCAGTAGTAGCATCATCAAAACATGCAGTTTGAACTTGTCCACAACATGCGCTATAAGACCTTAATTCTAATGGATCTTCAAATACTCCTGAAATACTTATAGCTTCCATCATACCTACTGTATTTGATTCACTAAGTATATAAATATATTTATCTGTATCCAAAAAAGCAAATATTGATCTACTGTAAGGTGAATGTTTACTATATAAAGCTTTTTCTTTAGATACAAAATTAAATGGTAAAGCTATTCTATTTGTAGGTTTGACAACTGTTAATGCAACTTTAGTATGTAATTCTAAAGGGTTAGGTATAGGCCTTTTAGTTCTAAGTATTTTATCACATTCAATATCTAAACCACATTGACTAATTGGAACATATTCTAACTCTAAACAAAATGTTTGAGTAACTGATATATCAGTAGTTTTTCTACTGTCATTTAATTCTTGACGAAGATATTTAGCTCGTTTTATATTATATAAATAAGTTATATATCTATCAGATATATGATTATCGTCAGTATAGGCTTTTATACCCTCTCTAACATCATAAATAATTTTTTGTAAATTCATAGTTATTTTAAATAAAAAAGGCTCTCACTAATAGTTATATCGGTGAGAGCCATGGTTATAATTTTTTAGTTTGTTAAAGTTCCATCATTATATTAATTGGAGTAATACCTTGTAATATTACACCACATGCTATTGCTGGTTTAGGACCTTCTTTACCATAAGCCATTGCATATGATTTAGCATTAATACCACATCCCAATTGCATTCCAAAAATTTTAAATTTACTACCTACAATCCATTCAATATAAGCTTGTGAGTGTAAATGACCTTGAACAATAGATTGTAAATCTCTACGTGCTCTAGATCTAGCTGTACCTCCTTCACCATGAATGTATAATACATTATCAATTTCAATAGATTCTATAAATTTCCAGTTAGGGGTACCTAATACTTCAGCATAATCTTTTATCCATAATTTAGACAAACCACTAGAATAAGCTTTTCTCATAATTAAACGATCATGATTACCAATAATTACGCTAGCTTTTGGAAATGCATCATACCAAAGTTTAACTTGGCTGATAGCTAGTCTAAGTTCTTGTCCAGCACTATGTCCATCTGGATCAGTTTCATGATAACTTGATGCATGATTATCTATAATATCACCAATAAATACTACTTCATTACATTTATATTTATTATAAGTTTCAATACAATGTTCTAGATAACCTTCTAAACCAAACGGTAAATGTAAATCACCTATTGCTAATACGTTTTTACCACTTTTAGATTTTCTTATTTCTAGAGTAGGTACTTTAACTTTATCTTTAAATTTAAAAGCATCAATGAATACATTTTTATGACTTTTATTATCTTTAACAGCTTCTTTATAAGTTGTAATAGGAGACCTGTTTTCAAATCTAATTTCTCTTAAAGCAGCTTCACATTCATCAATTGAACTAAGGTTTAAAGCTTTAGCTAAAGCATATTTACCAAATTTTTGATAACCTGGTTTACTAATTAGAAATTCTTTTATTGATTCTTTACTTTTAATATTACTCATATATATAATTTAATTTTAGCAAAGATACTCATTTTAAATGACATATCCTAATTTTTAGTGAATTATTTTATAATTATTTTGTAATGTTCAATATTCTAAACACATAAGTAGCTTGAATAGTTTTATTTGAACCAAATCCACCTAATATAATATCACCTCGTTTATTTTGAACACCTGCATTAACAAAATATTCAGGTTTAATATCTACAATATTAACATTTAAACCTCCACCGGCGTATAATGCAAATTTAGTAGTTTTAGTTATTACTGGTAAATCAACTTTAATAGCTTTACTTTTGTATTTTAAATCTAACCAATTTAGTGTGCCAGTAGTTTCAGCGTTAACTGTAATGTCAATCTTATCGTCTGAGAAAGTTTTAGTATATGTATTAGTCTGTACTGAATTAACATATAAGTTTAACTTTGCAATACTATCTTTAGCTTTTAAATAATCTTCTACTAACTTTTTATCTACAGGTCTATCAACTTTAACAACCTTATCTTTGTATACAATACTGTCTAAATACACTGTATCTATAACATTAGGTATAGGTTTAACCTTATCAAATTTACCTTCTATAATAGGTAAGTTTGTAGATTGAACTTTTTGTTTAGAGTTATTATAACAACTTCTTTGTATAAAAATTACACTTAATAATATTACTATTATTATAATTTTTATATTACTTTTTAAAATTTCCATAATTAATTATATTAATGCTTCTTTAAATAACTTATAATAAATTGCTATTAATTCAGCTTTATCTGTACCATTTATAATTCTACGAGCATTTATAGGATCTTCAATTTTATCATTAAAATATATTTCTAAACACTTTCCTGTAAAATCACCTATAGAAGACGATCCTGTTGTCATACCTTCAAATAATATTTTAGTAGATATTTTTAAATCTAATGCTAATTCAGGTTTATTAAGTAAATCAACTTTTAATAATCTACCTAAAAGTTGATAATTTTCATACCAAGTTAGTTGAACAAAACCTCTACCATAATATAGTTTATTAGGAGTTACATAAGCTACTTTAGAATGTTTTAATTTTTTACCATAAGGTCTAGCTTTACCTTTACCATATTCTTCGATTGGTTGCATAGTTTTAGCAGTTTCATGCCATGTTGTTGCTAACATATACGCCAACCAACGTATATCTTTATATTTTGTAAGTTCCCATTCATTTATAATAGCTTCAAACCCCTCAACTTGTTGTTGAGAGAGTTTACTAAAACTTGAACGAACTTTTTTGTAAAAGTTAACTTTGTTTATCATATATAATATTATTTAAATTATCACTACTAGAATATTTAGTAGAATTTGTTTTTAATTGGCAAAGTTTTTTAAGTATTTTTTCAGACTTATGTAATGATTGTTCCAGTTGAGTTCTAGTATGTTGTATTTCAGATATCATTTCATCAAATACATTGCTATCTATACATACTATTGTCTCCGAACACATTATTTATTCTTGTTTAACGCAATCATATTATTAACAAATTCATTTTGGAAGTTATTAACTTTAATCAATGCTTCGTTATTAGCTTTTAATTCAGCTACAAATTCTTTATTTAAACTTTCAAATTTTTCCATATAAGTTTTTGAAAGGTCTTGGTTTGTTTTAAACAAATATCTAATTACAAGACCAAATGATATTGCAATAGCTATTAATACGCCAGCTATTGTAGCATCTGATGTTGAAAGTACACTATGTAAATCATTAGTTGTTTGAAGTTGAATCATTTTTAATTCTTTTTTTTATTTCAAATATAATAAATAGTGTAAAGACACTAATACATGTTATTATATTGTAGATTTGTGAGTAAATTATTTGTGGCATATACAATCCTATTATATCTATAATGTTTATAATAATTAATGCTATCGGCGTAGTTCTAGTTAACCAACAATAACGTTTATTATTAAAATAAAAATATAATATAATATTAGATAATATTGAATACCCTAATATATTACCTATTAAAACATAATTAAATAATGTAAAATTAGATAAAAATGTAAATAGCAACATCATTATGGGTATCCAATATAATTTAGATTTTATAAATTTTTTATTGAATTTTTGGTGGGTTTTTAATACCACCTCCTGCAATATCATCATCTTCACTTGAAATTTTAGGTTTAGATGTAAATGGTAATCCTGGTAATACAGCAGCTATAACTAACCCTATCATTTTAATCCAGTTTATTAATATATCTTCTAATCCTATACCGTGTAATACATCTAAATTTGTATCTATAAATGCACTTACTAAAATTATAATACTAGTAACTTTAGCTAAAAATTTTTTTGTCATATTATTTATTAATTATTAATTATTAATCATTCCAACTTGCTAAACAAGCTTTAGTAATACTACTATTGATAGCACTTAATTGCATTGTAACTGATATATAAACAATTGCTGTTGGAATTATTGTAGCGGTTGCTCCAACACCGGTAGTTGTTCCTAAAACTGCATTTTGCATTATAGCAAATCCAGAACCAATCGCACTAGTTGTTGTTGGAAATTCTACTATAAATTCAGCACTTCCTTGTGAGTTTGCAACTTGTGCCACACTTGTAGTACATTGCGATAATAAAGTATCAGTTATAGTTCCAGTAGCTCCAATTCTTAACCTCCAAATACTTGTAGCTGTACCTCCTGCTTGAAACCTTGCACGTGCTAGAATTGAACTTAAACTTGTTATACTACTTGCAGGTATTCCCCATCTTGCTATAACAGTTTCTGTAATTGTTGTAGCATTAGATTTTACTAATGTTAATGTAGGTTTACTACTTCCTGATATAACTATATTGCCAGATCCTTCTATTGATATACTATTAATTGTCTTTAAAGGTCTTTTAGTTTGAATAGAAGATATATCTTCATCACCTGTATTTATACCACTAGTATTATCAATAATCGTTTGTTGAATATCTGTAACATATCGCCTATTTAAACTTTCATCAATATCAGATGTCGTTGAATTAGTTCCACTAGTGACTAAACCTTTACTATCATATGTAATTTTAGTTTTTGTACCAGCTATAATTGTTGCATTTTCATCTAATTTATTATCTAAAGATATTTGTAATCCAGATATATCTGAAATCAAATGATTATGTACAGAATCAGCTTTATTATTTAATACTAACAAAGTAGCTGTGCTAACTGGTTTATTTAAATCACTAGTATCATCTACATTTGATAAATTAATATCTGATTTTAGTAGTACGACATTCCCAACACCTTCTAAACTTTTATTTACAATTGTTTTTAAAGGTCTTTTAACTTGGATTGTAGCTGTTGTTTCACTTACTCCAGATGTAGAAATTACCTGATTAAACTCATTATTTAAATAATTAACTACATCTGTAACATTTACACCTGCAGATGTACCATCTTGTTTTTGAATTAAAGAAAAGTTTTCGTAAATTTCTTTTACATCACCACCTTTATATCTTGCAAAAACATTTTCACCGTCAGCAATTGCTTCTAAAGAACCGTTTGCAAAAAATCTACCCAAACTTTCAAAGTTTACATTTTGGGCTAATAAATCATAGTATATTTTCATTATCTTGTATAGTTACGTGTTATAAAAAAAGTGATATCATAAATTGTAATAGTACCAAGATTAGAATTTATTTTTATTAAACCACCATTAGTTACAAATGTAGAAAGCGTATAAATTGGTAAAGTAAAATTAAAAGATTGCTCAGTATTTGCACCTTTTAAAAATGGTCTTGATTCAGCATTAATTTGATCACCAGATCCAATATCAATATAAAGTGTTAAGTAATCATTATTAGTTGTAGTTTTTGCTTTAAACCTAACATTTATAATATACGAATCACCTATTGTAGGAGGTGTTATTTTATTAGTTGTACCATTGTAAAAAGAAGTTACACCTAATGGTAAATCAGTTATTATAGAATTGTTTGCATCGTTAGGCAAAGTAACTGTAGTTGATGGGGCAATGCTAAATGGACTTACACTTGTGTAAGTAGTTGTTGAATAGTTTGCCCATCCAGATTTAGATTTAAGTGTAGATTGAACAAATGCAGTACTTGCAAGTTGTGTTGAATTTGTTCCTAAAGTAGCTGTCGGTGCTGTTGGTGTTCCTGTAAATGCAGGAGAATTACTTCTCTGACCTTCATAACCGTGATTTCCTACTATATAGGCGTATGTTGGGCTTCCTAACGCATTAAAACCGCCCGTTGATATTGACATTATTGCATTCGTAGGTTGAAAAGGCGATATTGACACACCTGTTAATGTTAACGGAGACTGTCCTTCTACAAGTAAAATATCAGTTGGTGATAATTGTAGATTATCAGGAATTAATCCTTGAATTTTACCAGTAATTAAGTCGTCGTCTATTATCTGATTAACTATTAATTGAGTATCATTTAAAATAGATATTGAAATTCTATGAATGTAAGGATAGTTTACTTTATCCATGAAATATATTTCCTGTGCTTGCGTATTGTTATACTTATGTCTATAAATTTTAACGCTAGCTGTACCTGTTATTGAATTAGTTGGTATATTTCCAATAGAAAATACCCTAAATTGTCCAGCGCTTACAGCGCTCCCTCCACTTGCTTTGAAAATTACATCATCACCCATACTTACAATATCTCCAGGTATAACAGAATATTTATTCATATTTTCTCCAGCTACAGATAAATCAACATAAGATAATGCTTGTCCTAAAGAAACACCGTCTAAAATTTTTATAAAATTAATGTCTAAATCCAAAGATTTGTTATAAACATTCCACGGAGCAGGGTAATTTATAGCGGTTGCCGCTTTTGCTCTTTCTTTCTTAAAATCATCCTCCACACCGATTATCTTAACTAATTCATTTAACATAGAAAGATATTCTGGGTGGATTTCGTCAGTCATTAAGATTGTGGTAGTAGGGCAAATTCTACCATATATCTTATCCTGAGTATTAAATAAAATTACGTCGTCCCAATATTTATCTAATTCTTTATAAGCGTTATACAAGATGTCCGTTTGCCCTTGCGCCGCTAACGACTGAGTAGCATAGCTTCCTTGAAAAATATATCCTTGGTTCAATCCAGCAACAAAACTGTTTGGCATTCTTAATACAAAATCACAATTAGGTAAAGACGCTTTTAAATAATTTATACAATCAATAATATGAGTTTTCAACTGGTCTTTTGTCAATGCGTTTATGCGTATGTCGTTTATGCCGTAGGAAAAAACAACCAAATCGGGATTTTGCGCAATTACAGCGTCTAATCCTTTAACTTGTGTTTTATTACTCCATAAAGAAGATATCGTATTACCGTTGCTTCCGAAATTTGGAACGTTAGACATTTGTACTCCATCTAATGGTCTTCCTTGTCTAGTAAAATTTGTAATAGATTCAACCGCAGGGAAGAAATTACCTGCTTGATCTGAAGTACTATCACCTAATAAGATTATTTTAGCAGTTGACGCACTAGTTAATAACTTTTTTTTCCAATTCGTTAAAACAGATGGGATGTAATTTTTTTGAATAATACCCCCATTAACTGCATCAACAGTAGCGTATTTTGTACCTGTTCCATCTACTATGAGCGAGTTTTGTTTATTAGCAACATTCTCTGGAGTATATCCAAGTATGGAATCTATAGTTTTATTTTCCCAAATTCCTTCTGTAGTTGAACCTATTACTTTATTTAAAGTTGTACCTGTTATTTCAACATCGTGTATTTCATCTATAGATAATCCCGTATTTACACTTACAAATATACTTCCTTGTGTAATATGAGAACTTATTACATATCCTACTACTACTTTTCTAGAAGGACTTGTTGGTAAGATATTTGTTAATTCCCCTGCTGAAGCTGTACTTAAGTATAATATATCACCATCTACCCAAGTTTCTCCTTGTAAACTTCCTGTAGTATTTACCCCTCTAATTAATCCACTTGTAGTTATAAATCCCTCTTGATTATTATTTATGTTTTCTGTTACTAACCCTATAGTTCTATTTGAATTACTAATAGTATTTGCTTGAGCTAATTCTACTTTCATTCTTTGTCCTTGTGCGCCAGAACTATAAACACATTGATAATTTCCTTCTAATAAGTTAAAACCTGTTTTATTTACAATTCTAATTACCTGCTCTTGCCCTATCTGTAAAGTTACATTTCCACCTTTTAATCCTAATTCTATAGTCCCATCAGCATCATTCCATCTTAATTTAGCTATACCTTGTGTTTGGGTTGGAGTTTGATCGAATTCTATTTGTCCCGATTTTAGTTGAAATTCTCCTAAATTTACGTTAGTTATTGCCCCTGTGTAAGGTACATACCCTGATAATTCTTGAGCGGAAATAAATGGGTTGATTCCATCATCTCCATCATTTACAAAAGTAGAAGTATCTATAGTATCTGATAAATGTGTTGCGTCAATTGAATTTAACTTCACATCTGCTAAAATAATTGGTGTGACATCATCGTATGTTATATCAATAGTTGAACTATCTGTAAGTATTGATCCTATAGCATCTTGAGCTAATTCATCTGTATACTGAGTTATATCTTGAATAGCATCAAATTTATCTTTTTCAAGTTGAGTTAAGTGAATATAATCACCATCGTTTAAACCTTGAGTGTTATTATGTACAACTTCCGTTGTATTTGATAATATAGTTGTTATTTTAGCCATTATACTGTTTCTATTATATATTCAACCATTACTTTACATCCAGCTTTAGCTACAAACGTAATAGGGGTTTGATTTAAAGTTGTAAATTCAACATTTTGAGTTAATCCTGCTGGAAATGTAAATGTATTATACACTATACTTCCTACTAATACTACTATTGTTATTGAATGGAATGAATTTATAGGATAGGTTACAAGTTCATCTACAATTGGTTCATATGTATTGACCACTAAAGTATTGTAATTTGGTCCTCCATTCTGGCAAGTATTAACGGTAGATATTAATTCTACCATTTTTCTTAAATCTTCATTTTTTATTTTGTTACAATCTTTAAATGAAATTAGTAATTCATTTATAGTTTGAGATATTTCGTTACATTCTATCATCATCATACAATTTATTTAGTTTTTATATTATGCACATATTGTATGTACACTCACTGTACCATCATTTTGAATTAATACTACATAACTATTTACTAAAGACATTTTATAGTATTGATTACCACCTATAATAGGTATGGTTCCATCAACATCTGTATAAGCTATATCTCCTGAAGTAATTATACCATTAGTTAATGTATCAATCCAACAATTAGTATCTATTGTTAAAGCGCAACTATTATCAGGTAAAGGTTCTGATACAGAACTATAAGCTCCTGATTCTAAAATTGGAGATACTATTAAATCATCACTAAATGTTTTATATATATTTTTTTGAAAATTATTCATATTTATACTTTAGTATTACCTCCTAAAAAGTAATTATTTGTTGATAATTCTTGACTTAAAAAAGTTTGATAATATTGACCTTTGATTTTTAAACCAATTGGGTTATTTATAGTAGTTCCAGAAGTTATATAAGTTACATCCCCAGATCCTTTTTGTGTAAAACCTACTCCTAATTTAGAAACTAATCCTGATGGCACAGTGATGGTTACTGCTGTAGCACCATTATCTATAATAATTTCATAATTATTATCCCCATTAATTAAAGTATAATTTGTTCCTGTAAAATCTGCAGGATATGTTATAACTTTTTGTAAATTATCTATATTAAAAGTTGTTCCACTTAATGATAATCCTATACCTGCTGAATAAGTTGTATTAGTATCTATAGAATTTATTATATAAGGATCTTCTAAAGTTCCAAAACCACTAACAGTGGTATTAACACCATTATCAAAATATATAGTAGAACTTCCAGAAGCTGTAGAATTTATTACATATGGTGAAAGTATAGTTCCAGCACCAGTTATACTTACATTTGTTCCAGAATTAAGTTTTGTTTCTGAACCATTTGGTGTAACACTTGTCAAATACTCTTTAGTTATTAATATTCTACCAGTGACATCAGATGTAATTAAACTAGTTGTTAAACTTGGTGCTAAAACTGACCCATTAAACATTACTTTAAAAGCATCACTTCTTGTTAATACATTATAACTATCATCATTATTAGCAATAGTACCATTTCCTACAACAAACATTGGTTTATTTGTAGAATTATAATCTGTAATTTGTTCAGTTATTATATTAGCAGCTTGACCAATTACAGTAGTATTCATACTATTTACAATATGACCTGTACCAAATATAGAGTTAGTATAACCTGTATTATATAAATTATAACCTCCGTTAAAGCTTCCTGATCCACGATTGTCAATTAGATAACCAAATGAATTTGCTAAATAACCTGGTGTTTTAATATTTATACCTGATGAGAATGAGTTAGTTCCAATAGAACCATTGGTAGCTGATTCTCCACTAGAATAACTAAAATCTACTGCATCATCACCGATTGGTCCATAAAAAGTATTGTTTCTACCTCTAATTCTAAAACCAGTACCTTGACCTTCATCTAATGCTTCTAGAGGGGGTGTTATTATAGTAGGTTTGTTTAATATTTCTTCCACTCCAGATATAGCATTCCAATCTGAATTAACTTGTGATAAACTTACTACTTGATAAAAGTTATAAGCTTGATTGGAATAATCTATACCAAAAGTATTAACTCCAGATGGATATACATAATCTTCAATTAATAAACCTCCTGAACCTAAACTAGGTTTCCATTCCCATCTAGTATCTTCATTAATGCAATATATAACTAAACCTTTAATATATGTAAAAGCTAAATTATCATCAACTCCTAAATTAGAAAGTACTGATTCACTTTGTATATATTGTTTAACATCTAATGGTATTTGCGTAGGAACGTTTAATCCCAATTGTATATTATTATAATTCATATAATTATTTTATTTATTCACATGATATTGGAGGGAGTATGATAGAAATCCCAGCTGATATAAACATAACATCCATAGGTGAATTATTAGTAAAAATAAAATATCCGTTTCTATGAGAAGATATACCTTCTATATCAAAGTAAATATAATCTCCTATTACTGGATAAATTCCTTGACCATTATGATAAGCTGTACTATCAATAGGTGGATAAGTAAAAGGGGGACAACCTCCAAAAAAATAACCATTTTCTCCATTGGCATAAGTGCTTATTTGGAAAGGTTTTAAAATATTAATTATAAAAGGTGTTGTAGATTTTTTAAGTTTAATAAACATATCGCTATGTGAATATATATTATTTGAAACAAACAATATAGTTTTATTATTAAGATATGTTCTAGTAAAACCATCTGTAACATCATTATTCATAATATCGTATAATCTATAATTATCAGTTTCTAAACTATTAGTTATAGCAAAAGATATTAAACCTATACTTGTATAAGATATAGTTTTTCCAATTTCAAATACAGGTATGGTATCAAAAGATTTAGTTTGTAAATAACCATTTACACTTACATTATTTATAATATCATTTAATAATATGTCTATATTAGGTTCTTGCCAATAATATATTTTTTGTAAATTAGCAGTGGTATTACAATCTGTATATTCAGCTTGCGTAAATTTAGATTTTAATACAACTTTATTCTGGCTTAATATAATTGATTTACAAGTATATTTAGAAGTATTTAATATAGTGTTATATAAAGATAATAATGAACGTCGTTGAGTATGTGTAATAGATGTTGTACAACCACTTAATAATTTATATATAGAATCTAATATATACACATCATTTGAATGTAAAACACCCGTTACTCTGGATTGATTATAAATTTTATCTAAAGAACCTACTACTACGGATGTGTGAGTTTTTTCATTTATATCTATCATATTATGTTTGTATAAAATTATTACAACTTGAGCATTCAATAGTTGGGCAATTATCGCAAGTTTTTAATGAACATAATTTTTTAAGCTTATTAATCATATCTATAGCTTGTGAATAATATCCAACTTCTAATGATTTCATTACTGTATCTATTAACATATTTATAGTTATAACCATTTGATTAGATTCTTCTTTATTACAATTTATACATTGAGTAATTTGCAAATCAGTTAAATAATTAAGTAAACACGTATAATATGTTGAAAGATTATATGTAATACCTAATGCTGGAGATTGACAATCTTGGCAACCTTCAACATCTACAAATGTACTTTCCACCTCTATAAAGCATATATCTTCAAATTTAAATAATTGAAAATCTTCAGCATTTATAATTAAAACTTCTTTATTATTTACACCTAATAAATAATCATTTAAATTTATAGCTAATGAATAATCTTTAAAGTTTGGCATTGTCCATAATAATATTGAACTTATATTATATCCAAGATCTGTTTCAACATCAATTGCCAGTTGAGATCCGTTATTTATTATTTCAAAGTTATTTATTAATATCATTTTAATTTGAATAAAAAAAAGGGGAGAAAGTTTTTGCTCTCTCCCCTTTAAGGTTAATTATAAGTTTTATTATACTACTGCTAAATCTGCAGGAACTGTTGCTAATGTACCAATAGCTGTTCTAAGACTTGCAAGAATAGTATTTGTAGAAGCATTGTTTGCAACTACATTTGTAACTTTATCTACAAGAATTGTAAGAACTTTGTATTGACGCTCAACAATAGTTTCATTTCTAGGAGCAAAATATTTAATTTGAATAGTATTATAAATACCTGTTTTAGATGTGTAATAAGGTACATCAAATCCAACTGGATATTCAAAATCTCTAGATGGTGAATATTTAACACCTTTTACAAAGTATTCAAAATTCGTTGCAAATTTACCAGTACCATTACCGGTACTACCTTCAACTGTAACTACTGATGTTAATAGTCCAAGATTTGAGTTATATCCATTTGAGATATTACTAAAAACTTTTCCTTGAGCTGTAAACAATAGTTTACGACCATCAACTCTACCAGGTTTGTTATCTTGAAGTTTTTCAGTAATTAAAATACCTGTACCATCTGCAACAACTGTAAACTCGCTGTTACCTCTACGAAGTAAATTTTTATTTAAACTTACAATTACACCATCACGAATAGTAGTTGCAGTATCTGAACCTAACAGTTCACCTGTTACATAGTAACCTGATATAACTTCAAAGTTTTCAGGAGACAATTGATTTTCAACTCTAATTTCAGCAGTGTAAGTTCTTTGAGCAGCGGCTACACCACCAACAGCAAAACCATCAATTTTTACAGCTTTCAACACTTCTGGAGCGTATTCTTTTACTGTAATTTTGTCAATATAACGTGGATCAATTTTATCTGAAAATTCGATATCTAATCCTTTAGCTGCATTACCAGCTGTTTTTTGCAATACGTAGAAAGGTTTTCCAGCAGCGACATTGCCACCGTCTTTGGATAATACCTTTACTTCTTTATCACTTGCAGTAGCTACAAATGTAGCAACAGTAGTTTCTGTAGCTACAGCATTTCCTACAATTAATTCTCCTACTTGATTCGGTGCAAACATAATTTTTTAGTTTTAATTTATAATAATAATTTATTTATTCATTACGTGTATTTGTCTGAATAAAAGCTTCTAAACCTTGAGGCTTATAATCACGCAATGCTAATTCTACAGCTCTGTCAATAATTTCTCGATGAATTCCTTCACCTAATTCACATTCAGTAACTGAGGTTAAACCATCTATTGATAGATCGTCTGATGGGAATAATGTATTTAAATCACCAACTATAATTGGTGTGGGGTATTTGAGATATCTTCCTGAATAATATGGTTGACCTAGTAAGTTAAATGGAGATATTAATTCTATAACTGTTTCACCTTGATCATACGCTACATCTAATCTCCAAACAGTATTACTATCTGGATTTTTAAAAGGATTATGAATTTGTATGTTATAATCATCATGAGTAATGGGTACTACTTTTATTAGTTTACCATTATTACAATCTGTTGAAACAACTTCATATTGTTCATATATTATTAAAAATACATCTAAATCTAAATTAAAAAATTTAGAAGAAGGATGTAAACCATCTCTACTTGTAGTTGAAACATCTCTTCCAAAAGATTTTATTAAACCTTTTAAATCGGATCTTCTTTTTTCTGTATTTTCAAATCCAGTTTTTTTACGATTACTTAAAGGGTCATAATAATCTTTAATTAACTCTAATTGAGCTTTTGTAAGATATACAGAAATTTCATAATCATCTAATCCTGGAGAGGAGTTAGATGCTATTGCATTATAGTGTATTAAAAATTCATTTTTTAACTCTTGAGTAGTCATAATTATTTTTTGGCTTTATTTATCTTAGCTTCAATTATTAAACGTACTTCTTGATTCTTAGCTGAATCTAAATAAGATATAGCATTATCAAATGATGCTATTTCACCAGCGTTACATAAATCAAGGCCATCAATAGTTGAATATTTATTACCTATCTTTAAAATAACACCTGCGTCAATACCTGAGTTTATTAATAGTTTAGTATAGAAAGCTTTATCATTTACAGCTGACACAAATTTAAGAGGTGATTGATCGATAATTTCTTCTACTTTATGTTGTAACCAACTTAATTTAGAATCTGGAGACACAATTTTGTTTGTAAGTATTTTATATACTCCAAGTAATTTATCATGATCTTCTTCAATCTTACCATATAATTTAAATGCTTCTTTTTTAGCATCGTATTTACCTTTATTTTCAAGCATTTCTTCATCTTCACGAGTAATTGCAAATTGATAAGTTTGGTTGTTATTACGAGCTGCCCAAGATGGGGCGATATCATCTTTTGATAAAGACTCTAAGATTTTGATTGATATATAATCCATTGGTGAACTAGTATCAAATCTATTCCCAGCATCATCTTTACCAAGCCTAACATAATAGTCATGCCAAAATGTTCCATATATTGATAAGTCTAAACCCGTTGCTTTTTCAAGGTATTCTTTTTCATCATTAGTTAAGACATTTTTAATTGATCCATTTCTTTGTAGTGGTGCTGCAAATTTTCTAACAGCATTTGATAACATTCCTCCTGATATAACGTGATTGGCTTCAACATTAGCAGCCATACCTCTACGTCTATTAATATATTTTACAATCAATATTTCATTTGGTAATGTAAAAGTGTTTTTTAATTCTGTAATTTCTGCTTTCATATTCTTCTGTATTAAATCCTCTTCCTAAGATTTTGTGTTAATATTATAAGTTATCCTCCTAAAAATATAATATTAATAGGAGGTAAACTTATGTATTTATTTAGTCAATAATTGATGGTTTCAAAGTTGCAGTTCTTGAAGGATCTTTAACCATTGCACCGTACCCTTCGCAAAGTGCAGTCATAGTTGCAGAATCTTCCATTGTTTGCATATCTCCACCTCTACGTCCTGTGAAAGGATTTCTAATACCTCCAATATAACCACGTAATTCATCAGAACCCGCAACTTTAATTTTTTGGATATTAGGCTCTTCCATAGAACCGATATAAAGGATATCATATCTGTAAGATTCAGCTACACCACCATCTGGGTGAAGAACTTTGTTTCTTACTTTATCATCGTACATTGGATCTACTTCCAACATGATATGAATATTATTTGGAGCTTTCCATTCTGTGAATTGGAAACCAGCTACGAATGCATTAGAATGAAATTTAGAAGTAGTTTGCTTAATTGCACTAGCTCCTGTATTATCAAATCCTAAAGATTGCCATCCTGAAGCTTGTTGAGTTACAGCTCTATGAAATTGAGCAGCACCTCTTTCTCCAGTACGCAACATAAACTTACGTTGATCCCAATCTAATTTACCTTCTGACAATTCAGATAGTAAATCTTCAATAAGCATGATTGAGAATTTGTTGTAAGTAGTAGTGTTAGACACTTCCATTTGCTCTCTAATTCCAGAACCAGCTTTGATTTCAATATTGGCATTACCTTTATTTAAATAACGTCCGTTTTCATCACGATTCGTTTTACCAAACATGACAGTACGAGATTTAATACGTGACAAAGCTTTTTCAAACTGCCAGTAAACTTCTTGCATCCATGTTACGGATTTATGTACTTTTCCAGTGGCTGGATCACGAGTCTCAATTCCAGCAAAATATACTGGTTCAATTTTACAATCAATCATCTTACCAGAAACTTTGTGTTCCATACGAATAGATGTAACTGAATTTCTCATTAAGTAAGGGGAAGTAAATTGAATTCCAGCACCTTGGATTGATAACTCATCTTCAACTGGTGCACCCTCGATAGAGAATTTATTTCCAGCAATCAATTCATCACCAGGAATACCAGATAATGATTCTTGACCACCCCATACTTCACATAAGTATACATAGTTTTGACCTTCTTCATAAGGCTCTTCTAGTATTCTCATTTGGTATACGTCTGGTCTATGACCTGCAATCAAATGCATTTTAGTAAACCATTTTTCAGCAAATACCATTTCGAAAGTTGCTCTAGCTTGTCCAACATTAGTTGTACCACTTGTAACTACTGCTCCATTATATCTAGCTTCTACTAAAGGAATGTTACGCTCATCACTACCTACCACTTTCCAAACAAAGTCAGATGCACCAGCACTTAACGTTTTAGTTGGAAATAATGATAAAGTTGTATCAAGATTTTTCATTCCAGAATTCTGTAACAATACGGTAGTTAAAGGTGAAACCAATTCAGGCTTTTCTCCAAACAACTGACCGATATGGTTTTTTAATGTTAACCCAGACCAAGCTTGTCCTTTGGTCATTACAAATTTACCTACGCTCATAATTTAATTTTTTGTTAATATGTTATATGTATTATAATACTAGCTCTGATCCATAATTAGATGAATAGCTATCAGGATCTTGCATATATCCTGGAACACCACCATCTTCAAATTTAGTTTTACGTAATACTGTCTCTAGTTTTTTTACAGCAGATGACGTTACTGTTTTAGATATACCGCTTAAATCAGTGAAACCTTTTGTTAACTCATAAAGGTAATACATTTTGGTATCAAATTCTACGGGGTTAGCCGATCTACTTTGCATGAACTTATTTTGAAGTTCTCCACTTGTAGGATCTTTTGCTACAACCTCTGTCATAGTTTTGAATACTCTATCTTGTAAAGCTTTATTAGTAACCATTCCATCTATAATTGGTTTAGCACTGTATATTGTATTTTTAATAGAATCGTTAATTCTATCTTGTTCAATCTGAGATTCAATTAAAGATTGTTTATAACGAACCTTTTCTTGTTCTTCAACTTTCTTTTCAAATTCTTTTAAACTTTGAGCAGATTCTAAAGCTTCCTCTACAATCATATCTGAACCAAGATCAATAGTTTTCTTTAGATATCGTCTAGCTCTATCTTCAGGTAAACCTTGATTAATATAATCTTTTAAAATAATATCTTTAGCAATTTCTAAATTATCTTTTAAATAATCTTCATCAATTGAATCCAATTGTATTTGAGATTGTCTAGAAGTAGCTATTTTTTCAAGATCTAAGTTTGAAATATATTCTTCAAGTTGTCGTGCAGATTGTAGTTCAATTTCTTTTTTAAGAACCCCTACAAAATCATCTGCGTTTTTAATTCCTTCTGACGATTCTAACGAAGGTATAATTCCTTGTTCCATAAGAACGTCTGAGATGGAAGAATACAAGTTGGAAGAAGAATCATCATCATTAGAATCATCACCTTCGTTGTCATCATCCCCATCTACGATCTCTGAACTTTCGTCCTCAATAGGTTTATTTTTATCTACAAGCTCATCTGGCTCATTGTTATCATCATCTTCGTCTGAATTATCATCTAAACCTCCGTTTATATAATCATCCATGTTAAAAGGTTCGTCAGTATGTATTTCAGCATTATCACTGAATACCGACATTAAATTTAAATCATCTTCCATAATTCTTCCATTTTATAAAGTACAAAGGTACGGCTTTTTAACTGCATATCCAATATAATTTTAATATATTTATATTGGATATATACAGCGTAATAGCATTTATTATTTACTTGTAGATTTTTTAGCTATTCTAGATATAGCATTAGATTCTTTTTTTAACTCAACATTATCAGAATGTTTAACCATATCTTGATTAAGAGCTTTCATTTTAACAATCATATCATCTTTTTGCTTAGCAATATCTAATTGAAATTTTTCACGATCTAAAGGTGATTCAATACCATCATCTACTGATTCAGTATCTCCACCATGAGATAACTCAGCTACATATCGTTTAGTAGCATCTTCTCTTAAATCTTTAGCTTCTTGTAATTGCATCAGTTTCTCTTGAAGAGCTTTTGCATCAGCATTAGCAGCTTGTTGAGTTTCATTAGCAGCTTGTGAAGCTTCTTGTTGACGTTGATGAACTTGTTCTTCAGCATCTTCCAAACGTCTTCTCATATCTGATAATGATGGACTAAAGTATATATCCATAATAGTAGACATTGTTCCACCATTCTGAATAAAAGCTTGAGCATTCTGTTTAATCATTTGTTCAAGTTCAGCTGTTTTAGAACTAGTTGTTATAACTAATCCATAATCACATTCTGAAAATGTTTCACCATCCATGTTTAGAATCTCAATTGATTGATCATCTAAAATATTTTGAACTTTCTTATTTTTTCCTTTAAGTGCAATCTTAGCTGTTTCTAAAAAACATTCCAGTACTCTAATTTTACAGTTGTCATGTGACATGAACCAATACTCTGTGATATGAGAGGATTGATTTACAGCTCTTTCTACACCACCTACAGTTTCTCTATTTTCAACTTGACCCTGTCTTTGTGCAGAAACTCCAGCAATTTCACCCATTTCCATTTTGATGAATTCAAGCAATTGTATATGTTGCTGGATGTAAGCTCCAGTTTCCATATCCATTACTCTACCACCTTGAGTATTCATTGCACCAGCTAATTTACCAGTAGATGCACCCTGATTACCTTCTTTGAATGAATCTATTACAGCAATTTTATTTACTACTGCAAAATGCATCCATTTATCTATCTCCCAGTTTTCAGGAACTTTAGCTATATCTAATTCAAATATTTTACCGTAATTTGTAGCAATAGCTTTATTAAGTCTATCCCAAATTACATCATACATATATTGATAGTTTTTACATCTATCAACTAATGATATTGCTTCAGATTGATTAGTATTATATATTTGACCTACTATACCAGCATGACATTTAGATGGATTAAGTAATGTATTATATTGAACTTTTCTAGGTCTAATGTTCAAGAATATATCTTTTCCTATCTTAGTTCCTTCCCAAAATTCATTAACCCACATTTCTTTAACTTCTTCACCCATATCTTTATCAGCAATATATTCTTCAGAAGCTATTTTATATTGTTCTTCTCCAAACTCATCATAATATTTTACTTTTTTAATAAGTTTAACTGATCTCCAATACATTCTAAGAACTCTAATATTACCACTAGCATCAGTATAATTAGAACCAAACATATGACCATTAATTTCTGCCATATTAAATATAGTTTCATAAGTACCTTCATTTGAACCAAGTCTATCTCCAAATAATACATGGTTATTTTGATCATCAGAATATTCACCTCTAGTTCCAGTGGTATCATAATCAACTATATAATCTATATCTTCAGGTTTAAGTTCATCATGGAAGTAATCTATAATCTTACCAGGAGACCAGTGGTCTTCAATAATAATAATTGTAGCGTCTTCTATTCTATCTGAGTTACCACCTTTAACCGTATATACTTTAAGTGGGTTTAACTTAGTTAATATAGGTTCATCTTGTACAATATCACATTGATAAATTTCTTCACCCATGATTAAAGCATCTTTAAACCCAGATGAAAATAATTGATCAAAACGTTGTTCTTGAGAATAATGTTTAAGTATTTGACTACCCATTTTTTCTCTCAAATCTTGCCAACTATATTTCATGTACTTTTCTAAATCTTTTAATTTAGATTCAAGTTCTTTATCACTATATCCATTTTGATATAACTCTGTTAATTTTTCAAATAAAAATTTCTTTTTATCTTCTTCTTTCATAGTTATAGCATCTGGATTAGTTACAACTAGTGAATAATCAAACCTACGTTTTATTTCTTCTCCTACAAGTAAATCAATCTTTGGAACTATAATTGGGTGATGAGGTAAATTATCAGGAACATAACTAGCTTCAATTTGACTAGGGTTAACTACATTAGATAGATCTCTAATATCAACTTTCCCATTATACAAATTAAGATTAATTACTTTATTCTTTAAACTTTTTCTAACATCAGCATTATTATAAAACGAATGGTTATCACCATACATTATACAGTCTTTTCGCCATTGCTTGTTTTTCTTAGCATACGGTAGACGTTGTCTAGGTAACTTTGAAGTATGTCTTGTATCCATATTTTGTTTTAAATTATTTAACTTACAAATATACTAAATAAAACAGCTTATTCAATTTAATTATATAATTATTTTAAAATAAGCTGTTTATAGTAATAGCTAATTATGATTTATAGTTTTTTGAAAAGAATGGATCATTAGCTGCATTTCGTATTACTTTTCCACCATTAGCTTTAACAGTTTGTGTACGCTTAACTCTATCTTCTCTTAATAAGAATAACATACCTGCGGCAGATACCCTATCAAAGTTTCCATCAGGATTCCAAGCTATACATTCTTCCATATAAGCTAATGATCTGATTCTATGTAAGTTTAAACGTTCATCATCATCATCCCCATGGGCTTTAGTTTGCATCCATTGAGCTTGTAACAATCTACCCCATTTATTTATTTCTTTATTAGCATGAGTACCTTTAGCTTTATTACCATATAGATTAGTAGCTTTCACCATATCCATATCTTTAAGAATTTGAGGTACATCTGATAAATAATGTAAACAGTTTTTTGCATCAAAATAACTAAATAACCCTTTAAGGTTACTTTCATAATTTGCTTCAGCATTATAAAACTTTAACATTCGTAATGCTATTTCATATGCGTCATTAGCTAATCTAGGTCTACCTGAATATTCAGCTACTATGCGATCTGTAAACAAATCAAATACTATTATACTAAATAACGATGTACCAGTATCCGCATCAATAGGGTCAATTCCCGCTATATATCTACCTCTTACTATTACACCATCTGCATTTTTACGAGGCATTTCAAATATTTCTAATGCTCCAGTTTTATCACCTTCAGAAGATGCGTAAGATCTAAGTGGAACTTTATCTGGATTCAATTTCCAGATAACTGATCCCTCAGCATCTAATAATAATTCTCCTAAATAATGTTCTGCTAACCAAGTCTCTCTCTTAGGACCAATTGATTCTAAGTATTCTTTTATATCAGCTACAGGAAATACTGTACCTTCAGTACGCATGATTGCATCTTGAGGTGTAATAGGTTCCTCAGCTTTCTTTTGTGTGATAGCTTTAGGATCTTGAGAGTTATATTTAATTTTATATCTACCAATCTCAATTTCAAACAAAGCTTTAATTACATCTGGTTCACCTATAGATTCATCATAACAATTGTTACGATTTAAATAACCTCCCCAAAAGAATCCACATAAAGTTTCACCATTAACATTTCTATCAAATACATTTGGTATACCATAAACCTCGTAAGCTTGTGGTGTATAGAATAATTTTTCAGAACCTTCAAAAGATCCACCTTCTACTCCACCCGTTCCACCTGCAAGCATGAATCCAAATGATGTTCCACCATCTTCTACCGCTTTTAAATTTACCGTCCAAGCTTTCTCTAGATTAGGGAACAAACCATCTTCTTCATAATGAATAAGTGGTCCCCTAATACCCCTTGCTTTATCTGGATTATCTTTAAGCGATATACCATGTACAGAGGATAATAGTCCCTTACGTACACCATACTCATCTTTGTATCCTAACTGTATCTCTAATGTACTACCAGCTCTATCGACAGTTCTAATTCTAGGCATAGGTGTAGCTTCCGCTATCCAGTCTAAAGTATCTACTACCTTACCCCATATACCTTTATCACCAGCAAGGAAGGTTTTCTCCGATGCTAAGTGAAAGTTAGGGTTACCAGATCCAGGATATACATACATATTACAAGGTGATATAGCTCCCATCTTAAATGAGAAACCTACACCCCTAGTTTTTAATAACTTTCCATGTAGCCCACCATCTCTGGCTTGTTGCATATAGTGATAAAATAAGTAATCTCCTAACCATGGTTTTGGAAATTTTCTGACACGTTCACCTTTTCTTTTAGACGATGTACTTTCAGACTTAACTTCTTCTACTAACCAAATAGGTGAGTAATTCCAATAAAAATATAATTGTCCTGGAATCCATTCACCATCCGATTCTCTAACTAGACCGTGTTTCCACCTACGTAATTCTTCTACCCAGAATTGAGCATAATCAGATGTTGGATTAGCATTTGGAGTTATATTAGTATATTTACCATTCTTTTCATAAAAGATAGCTCTTTCTCTAAAGAAATCCATATCTTCAAGTAGATGAGGTTCTGTTAGATTTACATCAATTCTACCATCATTATAATAATTTGTTTCACGAGGTTTATCTTTAGCAAAACCTCTTATTACTTCTGGTGCAATAAGAGTTTGAATAAATGTTACTGTACTACAATGTTCTAATACTTTATCATATATTTCTTTAGATAGTTCTCCAGCAATTAACAAATCTTTATATACTGATAATGGAGTTTGATAACTATTTAAATTACTTAAGTCCATAGTCGTTCGTGTAATATAATTGTGTTAGTTGATAATATTGTTTTGGCTACAGATACTGCATTTTCTAATGCACATCTGGTAACTTTAAATGGGTCTATAATATTTTTATCAAACATATTTGTTTGACCAAAACCTAAAGTATCTTCTTGAAATATTTGTTTATAAGGTGCTAAAATTCCTTGATATAACATTTTATTTAATGCATCATTAGAAACAGTATCATATAACTTATTCCAAGCGTTAAACAATGCAACACCACCACCTTCAACAATTCCTTCTTCTAATGCACAACCTACAGCTAATACAGCATCATCATATCTATCTTTGCGTTCTTTCATTTCTAATTCAGAAACCGCTCCAACTTTAATAATACTTATTTTACTTGATAAGTTTTCCATTCTAAGTTTAATAGATTCTTTTTCATGTTGAGTTAAACTCTCCATTATAAATTGATCACCAAGTATATTAACATAAGGTGTAATATCTATATCTGAATGTTTAACTAATACGCTGTTATTTTTAGATACCTTAATTGATTCCAATTTACCTAAGTAATGTAATGTATACGATTTAGTAAGATCGTTGATTATAGTAGCTCCTGTAAGGTCTGAAATATCTTTTAACAAGTCTTCTCTATGTTGGCTATAACCAGGTGATTTTACTACACATATATTAAGTTTTCTACTTGCAGCATTAGTTTCTAATATACGTAATGTGGATTCATTAACATGTTCTGTAATTATAACTACATTACCATTAGTTTCAGCAATCTCTTGAAGTATTGATTCAAATGGTTTGAGTGTAGTAAGCTTACCACTTATAATAATAACATGTGGGTTAGTGAAATTACATTCAGCTCTTTCAGGAGTGTTAATAAAGTGTTTAGAAAAGTATGATACTGGTAAAGTCATTCCATTAACTAAATCTAATGTATCTTCAGAACCTGTCCCCTCTTCAACTTTAACTACGTCAGCATGATTAAAAGCCATCTGAATAACATTCCCAATCGCCATATCATTATTAGCAGATATGCTTGCAACATATTTAATTTCATCTCTCTTTAACTCTCTTGAGTTATCTTTTAAATGTTTTAGTACTTTAGGTATAATTTCATCAAACGCTTTATTAACGTCATGTGATTCAAATTCTTTTAAGTTATTTATAAAAGCTGCAGCAAGTACAGTTGCAGTTGTAGTTCCGTCTCCAGCTTTATCAACAGTTAATTCAGCTACTTCTTTCACCATTTGAGCACCTATATTTTCAATAGGATCTTTTAGGTAAATAGCTCTAGCTACTGAAACACCATCTTTAGTTACTGTAGATTTACCATAATCATCTGTAATTATAACTGTACGTCCTTTAGGACCCATAGTTGATGCTACAGCGTCTCTAAGTTTATTTATACCAGTTATAAGTTTTTCTCTGGCTTCATCTTTAAAATATATTTCTTTCATATTAATCAAATTTAAGACCATCTTCAAAGAGTCCCATTGTTTTAGAACCTTTAGTTCTACCTTCCATTTCTTTTTGTTCACTAACTACCTCTTTATATGCAGCTTTTAAATTGCGCATAATTTCAGGCAAACCTTTATTAGCAGCTACAATCATTGGTAATGTAGTAACTGTACCACCATTAGCAGATCTCTCAGCTAATAGCTCTCCAGTTGATCTCAAATACTGAGATGTTTCATTTACTGATATTAAAGATGATTTATATAATTTAGATATTACAGTTTCAGTTTTATCATTATAAAAATCAATTGCTGTTTGCATTACATCATCTATTTTCCAAGTAGGATCTAAACCTATAACTTTTATAAGTTCTTTAGTTCTTTCCTTGCTGTCAGTGAGTGATACATAATCTGATCTAACATCCGCATAGTAATATATAAACAACATCTCTTTAAATGCAGTTTCTTTCGTACGACTTTTATCTCGTTTAAGAATCGCCTTAAAAGGCAAAAGCCCCCACGCTAATTCATTTACAATTAAATTAAAGTCTTTCATTTCAAATAATTTCATCTAAATAATATTTATATATTGATGGAATTTTATTACTTCCATTTAATTTATGTTTTAATGTATTATAATTTATTCCCATTTTTAAAGAACAATCTTTTATACTTTCAAATACAACAAATGTTTTTGTGCATTGAACACGTTTTCTATTAATAGCAGGTCGTCCCAATAAAGATTTTGATATTTTAGATTTGTGCTCAATAGACAGTACTTGTCTTTGGTTTTTTGAACCTTTACATAATATACCGTTTAATCCATTTACACCGTTAGAATCAAATAGTTCTTGATAATATCGTTCTTTGTAATTTAAATCAATTTTTGAGCATAATTCTAATACTGAGAAAATATGATTCATATAACCATACATGCATAATGACTCAAATAATTTAGGTTGAGTTTTACAACGTAATTTTTTATATGAGTTAAATCGTTCTTCTATATTACAACTTTGCCCGACATAGATCTTTCCAGTCGGGCAAGTTATTTTATAAATTCCAATACTCATTATGCTAATTCAGTTTTAACTCTAGTTTTAGATTGTCTAGGTTTTTTAACAATTGTCAATCTATCTTTAGCTATTTGTTCATCATCCGATAGTTTTTGCAATAATATTTCATATTCCCTAACAGTAGTTAAATGTCTTTTAACTTGACTTTTTAAATCATCTATAATAAGTTCTTGACTTGGATATTCCGTACTTAAACATTTTTCAAGACGTTCAATTTGAGAATCTTTTTTAGTAAGTAAAACATCTGAAAATTCAATTGCATTATCTCTTTCACACTTATATTTATAAGCTAGTGAAGACGCAACAGCTACTAACGAACTAAGTATACTTACTATAGTTGACCCATTAAAATATATTGCAATTGCTGATATTACAGTGAATGTAACTGTAACGCCAAATACTAATTTATTTGTATCTTTCATATTATTCTTTTATAATTTCAGGAATGATTACTTCATCACCTTTAGATTTAACATATTCTTTTAATATTTCTAACGCATGATTAATAAGTGCGGCATCTTTGATAGCATATGAACCTTTTGATGCACCTACATTAACAGCTTGTTCTAATACACTTATAACTTGTGCAATTGTAATTTCTCCCATTTTATTTATATTTAGCTTTTAAAAATCTATCTTCAATTAATGCAAATGTATACCCTTCAAATTCGATAGGATCAATTTTAACTTGCATTTGTGTTTGGTATGCGTCTACTGTTTCAGTTTTAACTGGTACCATTAATTTCTCAATATCAATTAATACTTCATCACCTTCATTAACTGATAGAACATTTGCTCCAATTCCAATAACATATTGTCTATCTGACAATACATTTTCTGATAATACTAATCCACCGTCTACACCTAAGTTATTTAGGGTAATAACAATTTTACCAAATAATGGTACTAATGGAAATGTTTTTGCAAATTCTAATGCTTGATCTTGTGTAATATTCTTACTCATTTTTAATTTTATTTAATTTATGATATTCTGTGAATCTCTCACTACGTTTCCTATGATTACATAGAACGTTGTATGTGCAATAAACCTTACCTATATATTTATATATAAAGTTTGTTTTTAAGTTATTAAAATCTTCTTCTGACTCCACTAAGCTTGTATCCATATTTACAATAGTATCTTTAGTAAACTTATATGGTGAGTTTACAATTTTATTTATAATACTATCTTGTAAGTTATATTTTAAACCAACTCTATGTGTTAACATTTTTACAGCAGTATCATCAATGTTATCCATTATCTACTATATTAAAATTAAATATAACTTTAAACGATTTACTATTTGGTGTAATATCTGGAATAAACATTGGTGATATTTGACCATCAACTATAATACCTTTTTTACGTAAACCAGTTATAATATTATGAAGAACGTTGTTACTCATTTCTTTATCTTTAAAAATAACATCTTCTCTAATCTTAAGTTTAGTATCATAATCAAATACCATTTTCCATAATATTTTAGGATTAGTAGTATCTTTTTTAAATTGATAGTGATAGTATAAAAATAATGATAAAACCTGTTGTTGTTGATTAGTTAGCTTATGAAATGCTCTGGTTATATCTAACCACCTAGTAAATAAATCTTTGATTTTAATATTTAGTGTTGCTACTTTTTCATTACTCATTTTTTTTAGATATATAACTATTATATTCGTATATATTTGTATATTCTATAGTATCGTTAACGCTACCACATTTCATACATATATCGTTATTAATTTCGTCATTTAATATATGTAAACTTTTACAATGCTTACATGCTACAACTGGTTCTTTGTCATAATCTGATGATTTATCATTTTCCATAATTTTTATTTTTTTAAGAATAAGTGTTACATATTCTGTATCGTAAACTGGAAATGGAGCCATTAAATTATAATACTCCATGTGTTCCAGTTGATCTTTCAATTTATTTAATATCAGTGTCTTCATTGGTAATTGTTGTTGTAGACTGCCAACCTTCGTCTTTAGGTTTGATAACAACGTCATACTTATATTGTATTGAAGAAGTAGTTGCAAACTTAGTCATCATATTAATAAACTCTTCTAATTCTTTAAGAAGTGTTGTTAATTTTTTATGTTCAGCGGTATATGTATTGTTCAACTTATTTGTTATTTTAAAATTTATCCATTCGTCATTATTCATAAAATCTGGAAACCTATCTATATTACAGGTTTGGGATGTGTAAGCTCTTCCAGGAAGTTTACATCCACATTTCTTACAAGCTCCAGCTTTAACACAATCATCTTTACATATATGTAATCTGTATTGTACTTGTTCATCTATACATTTAGCAGACAAACCTATATTACTCATTATTTTAGTTATATTACCTTCAAGAAAATTAAATACATTCTGAGGTGTTATATCTTTACTCATCTTTAACTTTATTATTTAGTTTACCTAATACTAATATTTTCTCTAAAGAATCTAAGTCTCTACCATAAATAGGTTTAACATGTTCATTAATATTATCATCAGTATATTCTACAGCTTCATCAATATCTAATCGATTAGCGATATCATCCATATCTTTAAGGATTCCGTAGAACCCTTTAAGATGTAGTTTAGTTTTAGTTCTTGCAGCAAGTTTAACTTGTCTTGCTCCATTTTTATATGTACTCATTAAATAATTGTTTCCGATTGTGTTAATGATTGTTCTAACTCTAATAATTTATTATATCTTTTAGTATCTACTAATACAGCATCAAACTTAAAATCAACATCTGTAGTTGTATTATTAGGATAGTCTGATCGATGCTTAACTAAATGAGTTAAGTTTCTAACAGCATTAAAAAGTAATGTTTGTTTTGCAAATTGTAAAGCATCTTCGCTAACTACACCGTTTGCAGTTGAAAAAGTTTGTGTAAACTTTGTATTGATAATAGTATCAGTCATGGTAATTTATTTAATTATTATTTTTAAATCAGAGCTATATAAAACTCTATCATTTTTATTTATTTTAAACTTCTCTCTAATTCTACCTTCTTTAGTTGCAACATAAATTTGAACTGTTGAATAGTGAATGTTATCTTGAAATATTCCAACATGAATATCTGTAAATCTATCTTGACTCCTATATTTATGAGTATAATAGTATTGTAGATTAATTAGATCTTGTTGGTTAGCTATTAAATCTTGTCTTATGTCGTTATATATAGAATGCATATCTTTATTTATTTATAGTACAAAGGTACGAAATATATTTGATATATCCTAATTTTTTAGAAGTTATTTTTAAATTATTTCTTCTTTATTGTAAATTGATTTTAAAAGTTGATTAAAACCTTTAGTGTTAAAACCTTTATCAGTTATATATCCTTGTTTAGATAGACGCTTACCATCTAATAATACTACGTAATCTTTATACCATAGTATGCCACCAAGCCATTTATTAAACCCTAAGTGATCTGGATTAATCCATTCGAAATCTTTATTTTCCATATTATTTAATAGGTAAGTTATTGTTAACTTTAGGAATAAATGTACCAGTTTGGTCAAGTATCCATTTCATGTAATCAGCTGATTCAATTTGACCATTCATATGTAATTGATTAATCATTGGCCCTAAAGATCGATTAAATTCTAATCTCATTTTTTGTTTAAGATACTCGGATTCTAATTGTTGATCTTCTTTTTGATAGCGCCAAAGTCTATCTTCTATATCTTCTTCCATATTATAGTATTAATTAACTAAGGGTTTCCCTCTTTAAAATTTAAATCTTAAATTATATTTATTATCTGCAATTTGTAATAATTGATCAACTCTTTGTCGTGATAAACCTAATATACTTGCGACATTACTACGACCTTTTATATCATAGTCTTTATCGTCTAACGTAAATGATAAACATTGACGTTGATTATATAGTCTTGCTTTTTCTTTAGTTTCACTAGTGTAATTTTTCCATGATAATATTTCATCTAAATTGTGTTCGTAAAATTTTTTAGTTACAACTCTGTATTTTCTTTTAAATGTTGATCCATTATTTACAGATTTATGACTACTTATTGAACAGTTAAGTGAGTTGGCTAATGTTACTATTGATTCAAATTCTTTAACTATATTACCATCTAAATCTAATAAATATGTTGGAAGTCTTTGAACATATGATCCACCACCTGTAGTTATAAAAGTTAGGTTATATAATTCAGACTTGTCATAACTATCTATATGTTCTTGTTCAATTATAAGAAGATTTTCTATTTCACATAATTCAATAGTTTTAAATATAAAGTTATCTAAACCATATTTAGTTACAGCACTTTGTAAATGTTTATTTGCATGGCTACCATTTCTTAAATCATAAAAATGTCTATAATGTCTTCTTTCAAGATTATTAGAAGATCCTATATATCTTTTATTATTAACTGTATTTATTATATTGTAAATTCCTATCATTATTTAAACTTTAGTTAAAGAGGGGCTTCCTCTTTGATAATACTCCTTTCCCCAGAAAGCCTTTACGTTTATTAGCCCAACTCGTTGTATGTTTGGTTATGTTTTCTAAACTTAGACAAAGATACAAAATTATTATGACATATGCAAGTATTTTACCAATTATTTTTCATTTTTTTTAAATTATTTTTGTGAAACAAAAATTTTTAGCTATTTCTTAGTTATGTCATAACATTAATAATGGTGGTAGCTAGGAATTAGCTGGTGAAAACTATGACTTTATCTAAGAAAGGGTGATAAAAAGTTAGAGATGTTAGGATTAGTTAAGAAGTGGTTGAAATTACATTATTCTAATAGGAAAGTTGTGTTCAATGATGACCAATTATAATAACATGTGTTGATTTTGTATAAATTTATTGTAAAAAAATATTTTTTATAAAATTTTTATCGTGAACGTAGACTAATAAGAAACATCACCCCACTTTGTTCGAACTTTGGGGATATACCCCATAGCTTTGTTATAATTGGAATTGTCATTCCACTTTGATAGAGTTTTGGGAAGTTATTCCTATAGTAGTTCTCGTGCAGTGCCGAGATTAAAGCGTGACCGTATATCCGCTACTATCAATACTAATATAACGCATAGAGCGTCTATATATAACCTGTACTAACGATGTCTTGAATCGACCGTAGTACGCAATACACACACATCATGAAAAAGTTACACTTAACTACACAAGCAAGACTATATAATCAACGTCAATGTTTATCATTTACGTTAGACGATAAAGACTATGATATAAAAGGTCGTAGTAATGTCGCAAGTATATTAGGTTTATCACGACAAA